TTTTGGCTGTATTTAAATCAACCTCTGCTTGTATAGTTGTATCGTTATATACGGTATTCGTATCAGTAAACAAAGCTCCCGAAGGCACATCTGTTAATACTTGTCCATCATCCACCTTTCCGTCTAGAGCTGATTGTAGTCCTGTAGTTACAGAAATGGCATGATTAGCTGGGTGAGAGTATATAGTGTCTGTATCGGTGAATAAAGCACCACTAGGCACGTCTGTAAGAACCTGACTGTCGTCAACCTTACCATCTAATGCAGTTTGTAATCCAGTGGTTACAGATATAGCGTGATTAGCGGGATGAGTATACACTGTATCTGTGTCCGTAAAGAGAGCTCCACTAGGAACATCGGTAAGGACTTGGCTATCGTCTACTTTCCCATCCAATGCTGTCTGAAGTCCTGTCGTAACAGAAATTGCATGATTTGCAGGGTGGGTATATACAGTGTCTGTGTCTGTAAATAATGCACCTGAAGGTACATCCGTAAGTACTTGACCGTCATCTACTTTAGAGTCGAGCGCAGTTTGTAGTCCAGTCGTAACTGAGATAGCGTGGTTGGTAGGGTGCGTGTATACAGTGTCTGTATCAGTGTAATTACCTGAATGTATGTTTGTAGATCCCTGGTCTGCAGTCCAATCTATAGCATCATTAGCTGATATAGTGTCAAGCTTAGCTCCGTCAACAGCAATATCTCTTCCGTCAACAGTACCTTCAATAGTTAAATTACCACTTTGATCTATGGAAACTTTAGTTACCCCTGAAGTATCTAGAATATCTAGTGTGGCGTTTGTTTTTAACTGTAAAGGAAAGGCATCAGGCCCCGTAATAACAGCAGGAGAAGAACCTTTAAGTTTTAAGTTATTAACCTTAACCTCTCCATCTAAGTCTGCGTTAGATTCTATCTTAGCTCCAGTTACATTCCTATCTTTAATCTTAGAAGTTAAGATAGCTTGAGAACTTATAACAGAAGGACCTAAGCTTAAGTATTTTATTTTAGCCTCAGTAATAGCATCATCAGCAAACACACCAATAAGTTGTTCTGTTATAGCTCCCTCTGCAATCTTTGATGCCGTTATAGCACCATCTTTAATTTTATCGGAAGTTATAGTTCCGCCTTCTAATTTATCAGCAGTAATAGCTCCTGAAGCTATATTTATGTCCGTTATAGTGTAGTGAGCTATCTTAGCTCCAGTAATGGAATCGTTAATTATGTGCTGAAAACCAATAGAGTTGTTTCCTATAATAGACGTTCCTGGGGCTCCTTGTATTCCATTAGAACCCGTAGGGCCTACAGGTCCTGTAGCTATGTAGGATATTAACGAAGCAAGAGGTGCTGATCCAGAAACAACACCACCATCTATGGTTGTTATGTTTATGGTTGGATCTGATTTCGATGCAAGTGTTATGTCTACCGTAGTGTTAGCCATTATATGTCTACAACTTTAAACTTACCAATCATTACAGTATTTGTTTCATTGTCGGTAGCATCACTTACTACAAGTTTATACTTATAAGTCCCCGTGTATATACCCATATTATTAGCTGTTGTGCTTATAACTAGCGTGGCAGTCTCTTTTGTTACTGCAATAGAATTTACTATTAAGGGTAGTTGAGCACTTGTCTCAGAAGTGAATGCTAGAATTAACTCATCGTTGCTGTTGTATATATTAAAATCAGCTCTATAAGCTGAATTAGCAGAGTTGGTTATATTATATACAGTTCCATCGTCGTTAGATAAGGCTATCTTTAAGTAAAAAGAATCCTTTCTTCTGGCTGTTAAGTCGTACTTCTTTGCTATATCAACAGATAATTTAGTCATCTCTTTATGTTTTATGTATGGTAACAACCACAGGCTTCTTACTTATAATGGTAGCCTTTATGCTCTTACGATACAAAGTTAGTTTAATAATTTTAGTTATTAGTTTCATATTGTCTTTAATATCTTCAATGTTAGAGATTGTAAATTTACAATTCCTTTATCTAGTACAGTAGTTTGGTCAGCCGTATAGTCGCATAAGTACTCTTCAGACGTTGACTCATCTACTAGCCATATAAAAAAAGTTTCATTTATAGAGAATCCATCTTTATTCGCTGTGAGAGTATCGTTTATAGAGCTGTCAATAACAAAAGGCTTATATAGAACCTCTAAGGCTCTAAATTTCACGCTGAAACCCCAAGTATTCTTAAGAGAATCTTTAATTCTTAAATGGTAAAGGTATTTACTGGTGGCAGATATTAATGATTCCTCATACTCCCTCCTTGCAAGCTCTAGCCCTTCATTTTTAGGTATAATAATATCACCTGAATGTAGAGTTAATTCAGTTGAGTCTAGAGTGAAAACAGAAGAGGATAAAAGAAGGTCATGCGCATCGGGGATAGGCTTCTCTGTCTCATTAGAAAATCCTCCAGGAATACTGCTCGTTGAGTTTATAAATGATACAAATAATTGATAGCCATTATGTGTTGATATAAAGGACTTAACAAAAGAAGAGAATTCGACACCATACTTACCTGAAATTACTTCGCTAATTAATGACTGAGTGTAGTGAGTCAATATTTTAGGCTCCTCCAAGGCTTGTATGAAGTTATTTATTATCTCTAAGTTAACGTTTAAGTTGAAGCTATTGCTGGTGTTTTGAATTGTTCCCCCAACAACATCAGACTCATCTAACACCTTTACTTTTGACTTAACCCTACTAGCCTTTACTTGGTTAGAACTTAATCCACCAATACCAAACCTACCCTTAATTCTTACACGCCTAGACATTAGTGTCCTCCAATATCAACTCCGTAAGATCCAGAGAACATTAAAGAGCAAGCTTCTGTTGTTTTCATCTGATAAGCCTGACCTGAATACAACTGACCGATCCCATTAAAATTCCAATTAGGAAGGAATGCGGATCCGAGATTATCCTTTATGATAATAACCTTTCCCTGACTCACTAAATCACTAAAGACAACATCAACAGCCAAGCCTTGAGGTCCTGTATTTATAGGCACTCCAATTACGCTCCAACCTTGAACATAGTTAGCCATGGTTCCGAATTGAACAAGCTCCATTCCTCCATTAGAAATTCCTACCGTTTCAATAGGGTTTCCCGTGAGCGTTAGTGTATGTGAGTCGTTGTAAGATCCACTAACCTTCATTTGGTAGCCTTGACCATTAACCATTCCTCCTATACCATTAAAATCCCACTCAGGCAACCAAGCAGAACCTAGATAGTCTTTAACTATAATAGCACTACACCCCTCAGAAAGACCAGCAGTTATAATGTCAGCTATATCTTTTCCAGAAGCAAAGCTACCTATCTGAGCGTCTACATCTAGATAAGTGGAAATCATATTCCACCCACCAACAAGATTGATTACTTGAGTATCAACAAGACTAGACTCGTCCTGGGATAGGTTAATCTCAGGGAATAGTATTGATCCGTCGTAACCATCACCTGGAGCATTATCCGTAATGAGACTACCATCTAGATCTTGTATTTGAAATATAGCAGACATAGTTTGTTTTTAGTTCATCATTAGTATACCATCAGATCCAGCAAAATCTACCTCAAAAACAAGGCTATAATCCGTGTGATCCATTTCTGATATATTACCATACCTAAGACCTTCAAACATTAATTTATGCTTAAAGTTATATGCAGCACCATTTACCTCGTATTCAATTACAAGGGTTGCTTCGTAGGCTCTACTTACCATAGGAAAGAAAAACACATCGAAAACAAAACTATCCCCAGACGAACTGAAAGGTCTGAGGGTGAAGTTTCTTAAAAACCTATGGTTAAGGTTGTACTGATTAAAAGAATTTAATAAGATTCCGTTTACACTAGTATTTGGGTATGGTATATTGTACGTGAAAGAATAATGGTTGTGAGTATTAGAGTAATCCTGACTAGCAGGAAGACACATAATAGCTAATTCAACCCCAGTAAAAGGAGCTTGCACAACGCTAGAGTTAAAAGGAACATTATTTAAAATGTAACCTTTAACTATTCTAGCCTCTAACAATGGGTTTATATTTTTTACAATAAGCTGCATCTTCTTTCCAGAAACATCCATGCCTAAACCCCAATCAAGTCCATTTACGTCATATATAATACCAGGCATACTATCCTACATTAAGTGAACCTAAGTTTACTGTTGTATTTCCAGGGAATTCATATCCATCAGGATCTTCTATTTTAAGTATAGGCGAAGCGGCTATAGTGGCTTTAAATATAATGTTACTTACATTTAATTCTACCTGAGAAGAATCTAGTATTCCTGTCGAAGCAGATCCACTAGCAGTTTCCTTCCTGTTAGACCAATCATCTGTGTATGATATAATTTCAAGCTTCTTTCTGTACACTCCAAAGTCATTTAAGTCTCCTGCTGGATCTACTTTAATGCACACATGGAATAAAGAATCTCCCCAAGGGTTGTTACCATTCGCTTGACTGGTACCAGCTGATCCTTCATATTCTTGAGTTCCCTTAAATATAGAGACTCCACCAGAATCTCCGCCACCAATTTTAGCCCAATCAGGAACCGTGAATCCTCCAGCGTCATCTCCTGTAAATTGAGTGTACGAAGGAGATCCGTCAGCTAAATCTGTGTACTTCCTTTGCGGACTTACATACCTTGAAGCGTTACCTCCACCTCTGTAAAATTCTTTCATTTTATGAAGACCTCCACTAGTAAAGTCTGAGTGTTCAGATCCGTGGTGATACTTCTTCGATGTGTATAAACCTCCATACGTAGCTGTAGCCCCACTAAAGTTCCAAGCATTACTCGCATCACGACCACTCGAAATAAACATTTGAGCGTCTTGAGATGTGCTGGCGTTTGGTTTGTATCCAGCGTTAGCTAACCCATTTACATCATTACTACCAAGAGTGGTTTGAATTTCAATTATATCAGCGTTGTAGGTATTTAAACTATGAATATATACAACATCATCTCCATTATTCCATAACCTAAATGATCCGTAAGCATAGTAATTACCATCGACAACACTTAATTGAGCTATACCTAAATCCATTATCTCCATTGAAGGTTTGAATTTAGGGATTGCGTTACCAGCACTATCAATTAAACCTCTATGGTTTGAATTAACCTGAGTAGTAGTACCTCCTGAACTCCAAGAGCTACTTATAGTATTTGTGAAGTGATCAAAATCTACATCTGTTGATGTCGTACCTTTCTTGATTACCGCACCATCCATACCAGAAAACTTAACTTTTGGTGTTGCTGAATTGGCTGGAGACTGAGAAGCATCCCCACCTATTACAGTAGTGGTTGCTATAGGTGTGTTGTTGAATGCAGATCCGTCTAAATTCCTCCACTGAGTAACTGATTGAGCTGTTATGTCGCAATCAAAATCTTCTCCAAACGCTGCGTTGTTGCCAGCTAATACAGATCCTCCACCAGAATCAGTAGTGGTAGCGTTGTCTTTTGGTATAAACGATAAGTATGATAACCTAGGGCCTACTATAAGGTTGAAATATAAATTACCACCTAAAAGTCCTGGGTAGTCAGCGTCTTCTGCGTTATTCCATATCTTATCTGAAGAGTCAGAATAGTAAGATATAGGATGGAATCCATAAGGGAGTTCAAACGCTGGATCTTTATCGAAAAACCGAGAAGTCTCTATATCTCCATATAAAGCTTGAGCATTAAGCACAGCTTTTAAAGACCACTTAAAGTATCTGTCGGTAGTATCAGCTATTGTATCGAAGTCTGAAAACGACGCAGGCTCTGTAGTTACACTGTTAGATACTGTTCCAGTGTATTTTGGAACTCTACTCGGACCAAAGTCAGACTTTAATCGGAAGTATGTAGATCCAGCATTCCCGCCCGCATTGGCGATATTGTCTTGCCAGTTGAATGAACTTATTTTACCGTTGTATGCCGTACTATTTTGGTTACTCCAATTGTTCCACCTAATATCTTTAATTACAGGAATCTCTCCTCCGTTCTGAAGGAAGTAGTTAGATCCAGTAGTCGTCGATGCGTGAGTTCTTGGGGATATAGTTCCCGAACCAGGCGTAGTTATATTTAATGCAGCACCAATACTAGGCATTGAAGTCGTAGTGGTAACTCTAGCATATACCCCATAAGAGAAACCGAAAGAATACCATTCATTCCCGTAAGCGTTAGCATCGTAATCTTCTGCGTCATACTGGACGTGTAAAGACCTGAAAAGGAAAAAAGTGTTTTTAAGGTAGTTTGCATTATTCTGAGTTAAACCTGAAATGTCTTTTGTTCCCGTATGGTATCCTACCGAACCTTCGAATGTAAAGTTTTTATATATAGCCAATGTATTGTATGCTTGACTAGATAACGCACCACCTGAAGCTCCCGAAAGAATCTCTCCATCCATATTCTCTGCTCCAGTAACTTTCGCCCAAGTAACCTCACTAGCTAAAAGCCCAGAAAGAGCGCCACTGTCGGCGTTCCAAGAATCAGACGTTGGAGACATAGGTCCATTATCTGGTTCTGGACTGTACGTTCCAGTCTCATTGTAGCTATTCGTCCACTTCCATGCACCACCAAGAAGTGATGATCCATCTTCGACTCTAAGAACGACATTATCACCTACTTGAGTTTGAAGTTGCGCAGCAGTCTTTGTTGAGGGGTAACACCCATTATTATTTGCTCCAAGAAGCCAATTAGTCCTGTCATTAACAATAGTCCCTGAAGGCGTAAATGTATCACCACTTATAGATCCTACAGTTCCAGACATGATTATCTCGTTAAACGCTTGAACGTTTAAGTCTAGCTTTATGTTACCTGCGGTAGTTTCAAATATAAGATCATAACTACTATCAAGAGGAAGAGCTTCCGTGGGTTGGTAGGCTAATATAAACGCAGCGTAAGAGTTGTCAGGTATACCGTTATCAAATACAGTTCCATCAAACGGAGCCGCTTGAGACGTTAAATACGTAGGGTTGTATACTGGGATAACCTTACCACTAGTACCAGAACTTAAACTACTCGTTAAAGTGCTCGACAGTATATTACCTTCAGTTGGAACCTGTATGAAACCAGTCGCACCAGAAGCATGCGTGTCGGTGTCTAAATTACTAATAGCACTTACTACCTTATTGTTGTCTCCAGTAACAAAATCATTAGGAGCCCCTATAAAGGGAAGGTTTGATATTGCAGTCCTCGGACCTAGATTCCATCCTTCAACAGGTGTGTTTATGTTAGCGCCAGTAGGAACCAAACTCGAAGTCATAGTTGCGAATACAGGGTACGACACTTCACTACCATTCCTACGTACGGCAATCCTTCTTATACCTAACTCAGTTCCAGAACCCGCTATTGCAGCATTTTTTATTATAACAACAATACTAGCTCTCTGAGCGTTGTCGTTAGCTCCTGGATTCATGTACTTGTAGACATCAAACCAACTATCTCCTACTTCTGTTCTTAAATTTAAGCTAGTCGCAGCGTCTCCACTTATGTTTGTGTGACCACTTATTAAAGGATACTTTGCCATTTTATTTCTTTTTTAATTATGCTAATTTTAAATATGTACTGTCTGCCTCAAACCAGACTCTATACTTTCCTAATGTGTTTGGTACGCAAAAACCTAAAGACCTAACCCACGATGAGGGTGTGGTTGTAGGTATTGTGCTTAATCTATTGTTACCATCCAAGTACAATGTTCTTCCTGGACTCCATCCACTAATATTTGCATCGTCAGGCTCGTAATCAAAGTAACCTTTATGTATTAAAGTCAGAGAGCCATTGTCGTAACTTAAAAATATCATCAAGTTATTGTAAGCACCTAGAGACGTGGATAATGTACTAGCCTTAAGTAATTTTGTTCCGTAATCATTGGCAGACTCAGAATTATCTACAGTAAAATAAACAATATCACCTACATTAAAATAACCTTCAGCATTATTTAGCGTAAAGTTACTGAAATTATACTTAAAAGCATCTAATTCCTGAAGTAGGGGCGTAGACAGTATAGTACCTAACGTTACGCTTAAAGCGTTGGAAGTATCAAAGCTAAGGTTTTGATTACCTATAGCATTATTTATGTTGTATATAGTGGCGTTATCTATGTTTATAGACTTAGTATTTGGCTCTGTCTCAACATTTATAGTAGCCCCAATCTCAGGTATAACCGCAAGACCTTCTGGGTAGTACCCAATCTTTAAGGTTTCTGTAGCTTCAGATACTTGTATGGTTACCTCGTGCGCCATTATCCTACTTTAGTGATGTCAGACCTAAGAGTGAATGTTCCGTAAAGCCATGTAGTGTATTCCACAGCTCCAGCAGCAGAGGTTTGCTTTCTTATTTGAAAGTCGTAATTATATGTTCCTGCCTGAAAGTCTACGTAAGTATAAGGTACGTTTATAGTCACCTTCCCACTTGTCGTTTGTGCCGCTAAGTGAATAGCCGAACCTACTCCAGTTCCTCCAGTGTAATGACCTTCAGTTGTTGGTGAGGGTGGTACGTCAGAAGGTAGGGTATAGTTTGATCCATCACCGTCAGGGTTTGAAGCAACAACACCTTCGCTAGAGTTTCTCCATTTATCGCTATAGATACTTAATATTCTATCACCACCAGTATTCGATATAGTCATCTTAGATTGGTAGACAGGTAAACTTAAATCGTTTACGTCTGAGAAGTTTATTAAAGTATCGTTAGAATCCCTAACCTCCAATAGCATCTGGAAGGTGTCATTCCTCCTAGCTGTTATGTTAAGTTCTTTTGCAATGTCAGTATTTAGGGTGTTCGCCATCTTAGTTTAATTTACACAAATATACATTTAATTTTCTATACTCTTAACGGCTGTCTCGCTAGTATTTAATACTTGAGAAGCAGTCCAGCTAATACCCGCCAATCCACCTTTGAATTGATCTTTATCAAGTGTCGCAGCTCCAGCAATCATTGTTGTACCAGACTCAACTATCTGCCAAGACGCAGGCTCTAACATGTGTTTCATCCTTCTAGGATCAGTCATAAACATTATATCATCAACAGAAGAGTCAGCCCACTTACAGAATGCAATAGCCTCATCATCATCCGATTCACCGAATAACATTGATAACATAGTCAAACCACTAACGACGCTCATACCTCTATAGAAGGTTTTGATTGCTTCTTTTTTATGTTCAGGCAATACCCTGTATTTTTCCATGAATTTCTCCATGCTAATATCTCCAGCCATAACATCTCTAGTTAACTCAGCTCCAAGTTTGAATGCTTCCATATTACTACCAGTTCTCATTTCACCGAACCTATCTATAGTTTCTTGTTGGAATCTTTCAGCTAAAGCGGTAGGCATCCACTTCTTGAATTGCATTATAGCCTTACCCCAAGAGTAAGTAGCAATACCAATCTGATCAACCCTAGAGTAACCGTAACCTTGTTGTCTTACTACGTTTTCAACGTACAAATCAACTCGCTCTTTTAGGTCTGCTGGAACGGAGCCGTCAGCACCTATTCTTGCCCATTCTTCTTTAGTGAATTGACCTACAAGACCAGCTCCTTGAATGTAGTGTTCTGACATTATATAAGGAGACATTAGTAATTGGTTTATACCATTACTGTCATTACCCTGTATTAAGTCATAAGCAAAAGATTCTGGATTTAAGTTACCTTTAATTAAAGCCCAAGACTTCTTTCTCTCAGTCCAGTACCTCTTCTCTCCGACGATAACTTGCCTTCCACCCTTAGATCTGTATTCATTGTATTTACCTACAACCAAATTACCAAGACCTCCAGAGAGACTTAACGATAAGAATCTAATCCTTGTAAGTTTAACCAACTTATGTATAGCTCCATCTGTAAGTCTACCTAATCCAGTCTGAGACTCTCCTAAATTGTAGAACCCTTTCTTCCAAACATTCTCTAAGTACCTGACAGCGTTGGTGTTACCTTTAGTTTCATTTAGTTTTATAACTCCATCAAGTAAAGGTTGCATTTCTCTGAACCCTTTAAAGTTCTCATTACCGTACACGAACATTGTTGTATTAACGTATTGAGATAAAGCCCTACCAAGATCGGCAGAACCGAACATAGCAGACTTAACTCCTCTAGATTTAGCAAACCTAGACATCATGCTAGTCCCCATCATTCCATGAACCTCTTGTTCACTTCTAGATATTGTAGAACCATCCTCGTGCTTCCCTGTCTTAGCCAACCCTTCTGCTCTTCGTCTTATAACGTCAAGATCTGCTGTTGCTTTAAATTGCTTTACAGTTAAGGCTTTATACCATTTCTTATTCTTTACGCCTTTAGCTTCGTAATACAAATACTTCCAATCATGGAAAGATTTAGTTTGCGTCTTCCCAGTCATTGGGTTTATACCTTTAACCTTAACCATATCTATATCTCCAGTTCCTTGAAGCATATAGTCGTACAATCCAAATAATCCTCTCTGACGAATAGACTCTTTAAGTCCTACCTGAAGGTGAGGAATATATCCTGTCTTCCATCGCTCGCCCAAGCTTTCAGCACTAATCTTACCGTACTTGTTTGTGGTCTCAACAAAGAACTCGTAGAACGCTCTCTCTGCTTTCCCTGGTTTAGACTTCAAGAACTCAGCTCTATTCTTTAGAACTAACTCTCCATCCTTTTTAGAGTACATGTTAGCGTACAGGGCTTGATTTTTCTCTTCAGAAAGACTACCAGTCCAATGTTTTTCCTGAACAAAAGCTTCACCAGTACCTTCAATACCCATAACTACAGGCATTCTCTCTCTGATTAAATCCTTAGTAAGGTTGTCTAGTTTTTTCTGGAACGAAACATTCTCCGCCATAAAAATATCATACTCTTGTTCCATTAACCTAACTAGTCTTTGGATTTCAGGTCTATGACCAGGGATGTTATTAGAACCAAACCATGAATGAAGCCAAGAGATGTCTCCCGTATCCTTCCATTCTTTTCCATTCCTAGAGGCTTTCTGTTCGTCGGCAGCTCTGTGTGCCATCTCAAGAACAACAGCTCTGTGAGAAGACGAAACCGCACTAGGATCCAGTCTCTGGAATAACCTAGCGTAATCTATCAAGCGTTCTTTAGAAAGAGTTTTAATCTTCCCAGTTTGAATGATAGTCTTATCAAACTCCTGGGCTAAATTAAAATTTGCAATATACTTGTTATAGAGTTCTTCTAAAGCCTCCTTGAGTTTGGGGCTGTCTTCGACTGATTGGGCTCGATGCCCTTTGTCCTGTATGTACTCATCAAAGTTAAAAGCCTCAGCTCTATTACTGAAACCAGATTCTCCTCCAGTTTTAGTGTTAGAGAACTTCAGTTTTTTCATATTAATTAAAGGAGAGGAGTTATTAGCTTCAGCAGCTCTCTTCATTTTCTTGTAATTAAGAAGAGCAGCGCTCTCTTTCTTTCCTCCGTCAGGAGATGTGGTTTCACCCATATCTCTATACACACCTTCAAGTTGTAATGCAGCAAGGAAACTATTATCGTTCTTGTGCTTCGCTCTAAGTTCTTTGTACAGCTTAGTAGGGATTGGTTTGTACTTAAACATACGCACCTCTTTACCTCCTTTAGGTAGATTTTTTATAACCTTAATGAAGTGAGGTTTATTGGATATTATACCGTCACGCTGAATAGAGCTAACAACTCTTTTAGCTTTAAGCGCTTTAGATAATGAACCATTACTAGCGTCTACAGATCCATTCTTGTGTATGTACATTCCTGTAGTCACAATGTCTGGATTAGATAAAATCAAGTGGTCTGCAACCTCAACCGCAGAAGTCATTCCGCTGTTTTCGTTGATCAAGTTTTGATGAACAGAATCTATTGATTTACTAATAGAAACTAAAGTATCTGAATCCATTAATGGCTGAATAGAACTAGAGTGCATTCCACCTTCATTAAGCAGGAAGTCTAAATTCAATATATCCGACCTAAGCTCTTCACTTAAGTTAGCGAACCCTTCACTTATAGCATCCAATTCTTGATCTGTAGTATACTCATTTATATACTCTCTATTCGGAGATATTGAATATTGGTCTACTCCTTTGAATGTTTCTCTAACATCCAATTGAACGGCAGCAATAAAGTCATTGTGACCTTTACGCATCACCTCTTCCATTTGAGCCACAACCTTTTTGTGTAGAATAGATACAGCCAACTTAGGAACTCTTTCGTTCGTCATTCCTATGTACTTGCTTGCTTTCGCAAACGCAGGAACGTGACTAGTCAATATACCTAAGTAATATTCTTTAATTACTTTAGATTGCTCATCACCGTCTCTACGTGCTATATTTTTATTACCCGTAAGACTCATAATTAAATCTAGAGTAGCTTCAGCGTGAGGTGTAGCAGTCAAGTCATTAGATTGGTATATAGATGCAAGCTTGTTCGATCTAGCTTTGAATGATTTTATTAGCGGATTCTTAGCTAATTCATTTAATCCTTCACCTCTAAGTATAGACCTTCCTGAAAGAACCTTGTCGGACTCTTCCATTGCAAGCTGGACTTCGGAATTATTAGATCCTATACCAGAAGACTTGTGTTGACCTACTAATTTATTTATAGCATATACATCTTTAGAAATTCCTTCCGTAGACTCTAGTAATGCTAGTATGTTTATAGATTCTTCAATACTTCCTATTTGATCTGTAGTAACTCTTAACCCAACCTTCGCTTTTGATAACAACAGTCTAGCACCTTTTGCGTCAGGAGCAAGCCTCATATCTATAATAGCAGCCTCGGAAGCAGATAAAGAGCTCCATTTAGAATTACTTCCAATAGACTTTTTACCTTTAAACTTAGCGTAAGCTTTTGCAGCATCAGAAGTGAATATCTTATCTAAAGCTTTAGCTTTGAATCCCATTCTAGTAAGTACAGCTATCGAAGCTACGGTAGAAGGGTTTATACCTAAAGCAGTTGCTTGTTGGTTGTTTGCATTATCCAATACGACATTCAGTAACATTGCGTTCTGGAAAGATAAAGCTTCTTTACCCTCTTTAGTTAAGTCGTTATTGAACTCATGTATAGTATCACCATCTATAGTTATACCAGTAGTCATTCCTATACCGACGTTATACCTAGAAAGATAAGCCATACCGTTGTTTAATGCAGCAACAGAACCAATCATAGAACTACCCTGTACATTCTCCTCGAAGAATTCAGCAGCACCCATTGGCGAGTTCTGATCAAACCTTTCAGTTTTACCGTCTGAAACAGCAGCGATTCTAGCATCAACTTCAGCAACGAACCCACCTAAATCGGCAGTCAATTGCTTAAACTTATTAACATTTTGGAAGTGAGTTATAACCTTATCCATGTATTGATTAACCTTAACCTCTCTAGGGTTTTTAGGATTATCGTATCTGAAGTTCATGTGTAATACATCCCCATCATGATCGGAACCTAATACGTTGTTTACCTCAGAAGATACTTGTATAATGTTATTTCTGTTATTTCCATTCTCATCTAGAACTTTAGTTTGGAAACCTTTAATCTCCATTACAACCCTAGCTTGATTACCGTGAGACGGTACACGAGAACCTGTAAACTCCTCACCTAGTATAACCAGTTTACCTCCAGGCATTACAGCTATTCTTCCGTATAAGAACTCTTTAGCTGCTCTTTCGCTTGGGAACTTTCTATCTAAGCCTTTAATCTTAATACCAGCATTATCTATATTAGAAGATCCTGCATTTTTAGTTACCATAGAATCAGCGTGAGCTTTAGCCTCGCCAATAGTTCCGAACTCCTGATCAACTCTAGCCATGTACTTGCCAGCAAGACCAGCAGGAACAATAGCCTCAGCAGGAAGTATCTGAGGTCTCTTAATCATAGTACCGTCAGCCTGAACAATATATCTATCTCCTATATAATCTGCTCCGTCTTTGGTTTTAAATCCGTTAAGACCTTTACCTACGGAGACACCTTGTATAGCTATAGTACCACTAGTTATTACTTTAGCGGACTTCTTGATCAAACTCTTAACCTGGTTAGCGTATATCTTCACTACTGAAGGAAGGTTTTGGCTTATATTAGGATTGGATAAGTGTCTGAACTTAGCTAGACCATTCGTTATAGCCGTAACAGCTGACTTACTCATAGTCTTTACTATAGAAGACTTACTCTTCAATCTTCCTGAAGGTGTACTAAGACCGTTAGATGTAACATCCTTAGTCGCCTCTTCAAGAGCTGCGTCCATTATGTCAGCCTCTAATACAATAATCTCATCTACTGCGATTTTATCCGCCTCTGTCAGGTCATTGTTTATAGAACCGTGATGCTGTACTGGCGTTCCAATCTCTTCATAGAAGTGATCCATAGGAAGTTGAATCCCCATGTTAGCACCATCAATACCAATCATCTTTTTACCCATCATGAAGTTGTTATCCAACTCAGTCCAAGCCTCAGAATCTTTACCGAAATCAGCATCCCAAGCTATACCCTTACCGCCACCGTGGATTGATGGAGCTTTTTTAGCAGCCGACTCAAAGAATGCCATATTAAGTGTTTCACCACCAGCAGTATGTTGTCTTCTAGCTTTAAGCTTGTCAGCTATACCTTGAAGTTCTTTAGATTCACCTATGAATTCTTTAGTAAGAACCTGAACGCTAGTCTTTAAGTAATAATCAGCTTTACCAGCAGCACTATTATTTGCTCCGACACCTCTCTTGTCGCTTCCGTAGTACACGAACTTCCAGCCTCTACCCATTCTTTTGCCTACACGACTCTCAATGTATTTAACATCTTCGGGTAGTATAAACGAACCAGCATCAGTCTCTTCGTTTCCAGTCTTACTGTATATATCTTTAATTATTAAAGGCTCAATAGAAGTACCTCTAAGAGATCCATCATGTCTTGCGATTGCACCTTTAGCTCTCTTAACGTAATCAGAATTAGATTTAGCCTGCTCATGCTTACCAACAAGTAATGACTGAGCCATTAACGAGTTAGATAGGTAGTTGAAGTTGTAATCTTCAATCATCTTCATACCTTCAGCAGTCACCTCTACCATACCACCCTTAACTACAGCAAATTTAGCCAGTCTAGGATTGTTTTCAACTAGATCTGGATTAGCCTCCAACCAAGCCTTCATAGCCTCGTTGTGCTTACTTAAATCTACCGTACCATCTTTAGCTAACCAATCAACAATTTCTTTACCGTCAGCGTAAGTCTTTCCTCCAGCATGAAGTCCGTCGTTAAGTAAGGCGTTAATTGTGTCTTGCTTTTTAGACTCCGTAGTTGCCATTGGAGCTGATATAGAATATCTACGCTTACCATCTGCAAATACTGCAATAGGTTGCGTGTAATAAGACATACTTCCGTCTGGACTTCTTGAATCCCAGTTAGCAGCAAAAGACTCTAAGTCAAACTGTACAATATCATCTTTAGTCTTCTCTGTATATCTAGAAGCTTTAGATCTACCGCCTGGCTTGTGAGATATAATCCCACCATCAAAAGCTACATCAAGAGCTTGATCTGCTTGACCATTCTCTCCCATACCGATAAGCATTCTAACGAACACATTTCCAGAAGGATTCTCTCCTTCCTTTTCTGTTATATAATCACGTCTAAGCTTATCTCTACCTTCAGGTGTTTTAGCTAAATCAACCAAGTAATCAACACTATTAAGTAAGCTGTTATTCATGTTGAATGCTAAGTAGTTTTTACCGCTAACATCTCTAACAGACTTTATAGCGTTCTTACCTCTAGAGGCAGGAACCATAGACTTAACTAAAGGCTGAATGAACATTATAGGAACCTGACCTTTCTTAAGATAAACTTCATTCTTAGAACTACTCGCATCCATAACGAATTTAGTCATGAAGTCTTGAATATTTAAAATCTTATTACCAACCTTAACTTTCGCTCCAGTAAGTTTAGATAAATCCAAGTACGAACCTTGATCCGATAAGTGCATAATAGGAACTGCCATAGATAAAGCATCCCTCATAGATAGCTTCTTTCCTGCATCTAAGGATTTCTTAGCTGCCTGTATTTGACGAACTAAATCTCTCCTAGCAGGGTTATCGCTTTTCTTTTCGTAGAATACTTCGTTAGCTCTTCTAGTTATAGACTCCTGAACTTTAGATTCACTACTAGATACAGCCATACTCTCTATTAGCTGACCATTACTACCAATAGTATTAAGCCTTATGCGTTCAAAACTTTTATTTCTATAATTGTTGTGCATGTCACTAAGCGCTGCCAATACTTCCGTATTAGACATGTGCTCATTCATGATCTCTCTAATCTTAACTATATTCTTATCTGTAGAGTTATTGAATCTCTTTATGAATCCTGCTGTATCATTTCTTTCAGACCTAGCCATTGCCCATAACTTAGCTTCCGCTGAGTCTTGAGTGTTAGTTCTGTCATACTTAACATCTCGCTTACCTTTAGGGTTTGCAATTTTCAGTATAGCTCTAAGGAATTTAGTTGTAGAATTATCCATAGACTTCATTCTAGCTACATCATCGGAAAGGATATTTACATCACCCTCCATTTGATCTAACTCGGCAAGTCTATCTTGAGCTTCTTTGTTCTGCTCTTCTTTAGTTAATTTAGACTTCTGCATTTTAGCAGCCTTATATATACTACCAACACCGTTGTCATTATAGGTAATATCTAAACTAAAACCAGCTCTACGCTCTTTTTCTTTAGCTACTCTTAATTCAACCTCAGCTCTAACGTCCGCTGACACATCAAGTTTATCACCTTTCTTATTAAAGAATTGATCCTTCTTAGCGAACTCTATGATATGATTTGCAACCTCTTTGGCTGACATATTATTAAAGTCCGCTTCAGGGATTTTATTTAAAGCAATAGATATAGATGACGCTATTGTTGGATGTAATTTACTTTTCTTAATACCATTAAGATTAGCTCCATTACTACCAGTAGCGAAATCATCAGCTATACGGCTGTACATCTCATCCATAGACAACTCCTCAAAGCTCCTATCTACTTCAGATAAAATCTTCTTAGCACTTTCAGGGGTTACAAAATCTACAACCTTACCTGTAATTCTTTTAAGGAATGACTTATATTCTCTTACTTCTGCTGGCTTCTCAAACAGTACATCTAGTTTTGTAGAAATCCTAGGTGCCAACGAAGACACGAATGCCTCTTCTATTATATGCTTCTGATCTGCATCAGGAAGTATTTCTATCACGCCAGTCTTCTGTAAGTCCAACATGAATCCTGCATTTAGAGAACCGTAAGTTTCTAAATCACCAGCCATGATAGCCGTAGCCATAGCTTCAACTGTTTCTTTTACTTGCTTACCGAACTCAGTAGTTATATCTACATTCGATGCTACTATGTCAAAGATTTCTCCACCCTTAACTATGTTACCGTTGTAGACGTAAAGAACCTCTTCAGCATATAACTTCTTAACATCTTTATAAACATCAGATCCAACAATCTTAGACGCTCCCCTCATAAACGAAGGGTTATCCTTCATTATGTCAAAGTATACGTGACCATATTCGTGCATTATAGTGTCAGCAAGGTTTGCATCATTCTTTGCTAGAACCGCAGCTCCCATAGCGTATCCAACAACATTCTGTCCGTGATTATCAATTACCTCACGTAAGATTAATAACTGCTGGCTAGGGAATTTATTCGACGCAGCCTCCATGATTGCAGCCTCAACTCCAGGATTAGCTGTAGCGTAATAAGATAAAAGAGATATTGTATCGTCCTTTTTATTTTCCGTAGCACCTTCCGACTTCTTCTTACGGATGTTTACGTTGCCAGCTTCCGACTTCCATATCTTAGAAAGCTTAGCGTTTGCTTTACTAACAAATCCAGATACTTTTTTAGTAACCTTAAAGAACCCACCTTTATGTTCGTCCATTAAAGATTCTAGAATAGTTTTAGCTTCTTTGATTTTACCTTCAATGTCTAATTTAGGTGAACCATCTGAATCTTCTGTCGGCGCTTTAACGCTCTCTTTAATACTTCCAACCTTATCGTTTATGAATCCTTTTAGTTTATCTATATAAGCCTCTTGACCTTTCTCTGTACTCAAAGACAAACCCTTTACTGCTTTTTTCAGCACACTAGCTAGATCCGCCTTGCTTAGTTTTGATCCTACTTCATTAATTGTAGTCATAAACTTGTCGGCAACCTCTTTAGATTTACCAGTAAGCTTATCCATAACCGCCTGTAAAGCGTTGGCTTGAGTAGAAACGTCTTCGTCTACTTCAGCTTTTGAGTTAGCCGCTTCAGCGCTTTCCGATGTATCCTTCTCGCTTTCAGACTCCCCTTCTTTAGTAGCCTCTTTATCGCTATCATCTTTCTCGTCTTCCTTACTTTCACTGTCTCCATCTTCTTTCTTAGCTTTAGTTAGTGTATCGGAAAGGCCAGACACTTTAAGTTCAAGTTCGTCTTGCGTTAGCCCTGTTTCTTTTAATTGCTCAGGAGTAACCTTCTTCATTATGAAGTTTGATACCTCAGAAGCTGTAGCTCCTTTGTCTATCATTTCCTTCAGCTCACCCTCTAGAGGTCTAGTTATTTTATTAATAGCCCTAGACTCTTTAGAATCCTTAATCTTAGTCTTCAAGAAGTCAGCAGTCTTACCTGCTACAGTTTTAGCTTTAGACCAAAGACCTTTAAATCCTTTTTCTCCAGCTACCGCCGCACCCTTGACAGCACCCTCTACTTTATCCACAACCGCCTCAGCCTTAACTTTAGCTCTCTCAGTCTTCTCAGCAACACCCTTATTAGTGAACTGCTCGAATTCTCCTTGAGACATAGCTGCATCCTCGATAACATAAGAGTCTTCTTTTATTCTAGCCTCCAAGTTAACCTTCTCTTGCATTATTTCCGTCTGCTCAGTCTCGCTTGCCTTTTGGTACTCTTCAGTAGACGTGTATTGACTTATGTCTTTCAGCCTATTCTGATCAGCGGTCTTATTGCTAGACGAATATTTTTTACCTGAAACAATTTTAGATAAAGCCGTCTTACTTTCAGACATCTCTCTCTCAACATTGATCATGTTTATTTTATGCTCAGCATCAATTGAAGCTAACTTACTAGTTAATGCGTCGCCTTCTAGGTTTTCCTTAGCCTCTGCTATACTTTTACCCTTTAAAGACTCTAAGTTAGCTGATGCTTTAGTTAATGTATTTTGACGTATCTTAATATTAAATACAGCCTGCTGCCCTACTTCAGTTAATTCGTTTTGGAACGGAAGAGTAGAAGCGATTTCTGCGTATTCAACTACAACTTTATCATACTCAGCTCGTTCTTCTGTAGTTATTTTACCTATACTAGCCATCTTATCAAGGAAGCCGTTTAGACCGTCTAACTGGTCTTCTCTAACAGCAGCCTCTACTACCTCATTTAATCTAGTACGCCTCTGAGAATCGCTCATTCCCTCCATCATGTTGATGTCGTCATCTAAAGATACACGCTTCTGAATGATAGCCCTACCATTATCGGCAATACTATTCATTAATCCTGCTCGACCACCCATAAGGAAACCAGCAGCGAATGAAACTCCTAATGTTTTTCTATTGTTTTTAGATTGGAAAAAATCCGAGTAAGACGAGAACTCTTCACCTCTAGCTTCTGCTAGGTTCGTTTCCTGAATCCATTCTTCGTAGGTTTCTTGGAACATTTCCTCAGTACCCTCTAATGTACCAGTTACAACACCTTTCATCATGTGTTGAGACACTCTCTGACTAAATGTTTTAGATATTACCGCAGCATTTGCAGCTCCACCTTTACTCATGTTAAAGTACTTAAAAGCCTTACCAGACAATCCCCCGAAGTTAATCATCCAAGACAATCCGTTTAACGCAAACCATTTAGAGTTATCAATGAATGTTCCATGAGCAGCCGACTGAGCTTCCTCCTCGGTCATTCCCATTTCTAACGCCCTAGTATATACATCCCCTGATAATCCAGCACCAATAACTGCGGTAGTCGCAGTACCCGTACCTAAGAATGTAGCCACACCAGTACCGAAACTAGATAAAGCCACCTCTCCAGAACCTACAGCACTTGTAGCTAAAGCTCCCATTATGCCTTTACCTGACATGTTAGCCGCCGCACCAGCAGCAGCTTCACTACCGCCTGCCGCTGCAAGTCTTCCTGTAGCAGCAGTCGATCTAGTCTTTAGTAATCTCTTAGCTGAGCCAAACAACCCTTTCTTAGCTGCACCTCTTGCAGCCCAAGTCATTGCTTTAGTAGCAGCACCTATACCAAGCTTACCAGGTATAACCATAGTAGCTATGTAAGGTAATGTTTGAGCTACACTTGTAGCCCAAAACTCAGCCTTAAACATATCATCTAAAGTGAACTCATCTAAACCAGGGGATTGATGAACTTCACCCCATTTTTGCAATGCGTCTCCGTATTGATGAAAGTTAGGTAGACGCTCTGTAATAGACAGGAATGTATCAGACTTTCTAACCTCATCTGGAAGTAAAGTCATAGACGCATAATCCATCATGTTACCAATATCATTTACAACAATACCAGTACCGTAGACTAAACTCTTACCAAACTTCTCAGCGTTACCTTCAAAGATTAATTCAGGATCAATGCCTACATCTGAAATAGCTTGTTTATCTCTTTCAACCAACCCAGAAACTCCTGGATCTTGCTGACTTTCGACGGCAGAAATAGAGCCCTTTCTTGCTATACGGGAAACATCTTCATGAGATAACATCGGATTTTGACCTCCGCCCTCTGGAACTTCTTCCTCTAAGGGTTCCTCATAATAATCCAATAGGCTGGGCTTTCCACCCATACCTGCTTGATTACCACTGTATTCGCCTGCAATATCGTTTAATTCTGACATCTATTTTCTTTTAATTGTAGTTACTCCAAATCTCTGCTAACTTAAGGATTTCATCCTTATCTCCAATATCTCCGAACATACTATTCATGACATCATAAATACTCTCTGGATTCTTACTCTCGACAGCGTCCTGAAATTTAGCCGAATTAGGATCGGTACCGTTAAGTAATTTATTCATCGCTACTATGTACTTCTTCGACGTATCAACGAATTCACCTTTATGGTTTTTAGCTGCAACAGAAGCTATAGAGTATATTATCCCTTTAGAATCCTTCGCATCTTCCATCTCAATATCGAATACAGTAGAGAACGCTCTATCTACCGAATCCATTGTAGAATCTTTAGCGACTCCACCACCAGTTCCTTTATAGAACGCATTACCAGTCTTTTGTTGTTGTGCTCTAATAGCGTTTAAGTTCTCCGTAAGGTCTTGTTCTGAAGCTTGAGCTTGCTTAGCTAACTGCTGAGATCCCTTCGCAGACTCCTGAATATCCTCTTCCATTCCAGTATTGTTTACCATACTCTCTAAGTTGATTCCCGTAGGATCCATCTCAACCATAACTTGCTTATCCCAAAATCTCATATCGTCAAATCCTAAACCGAATTTACCATCATGATCAAATGTAGCAACCATTGTAGGAACGTAAGTAATATCTTCCTGCTTGATTCCCCATTCTTTTGCGATTGAAGCGGCTAAATCTCTATCATCAGAAACTCCCATTATTTGCTCTTTCAAGCCGTATCCACCCTTACCGTCAGGGAATCTAAACGTAGCCTTAGAAACCATGTGAGCTCCAGCGTAAGTCATGTTACTATGAAAGTCTTGTCCGTCACTATCGTCCATGTAAACTCCATCAGCATCAAACGCACCCTTGACATGTTCGAAATCAAAAGTACCATCACTGTTATCCTTCATTGAACCTCCGAATTGTTTTTGAACAACCTTAAGTACAGCTGTAGGGGCGTCAGTAAAGACTTGATAACCACCAATCTTAACCCTACCTTTTTGAGCAGGACCTCCAAGCTTAACACCGAAAGTATTTAGTACGGGTTGACCTGCTATATGAGCAAGCATTCCCATAGCGTTTGCGTTACCGCCTCTAGCTTTCTGGTTGAATACGTCACGGAACCTAGAAGCAGAAGCAACAGGATCAGCCTCTTTAGTACCAATCATTTTCTGATCATAACCACCATTCATACCCATATCACCTCTAGCCCATGACTTAAGGTATTTATCTTTAGCGTTTGGATCTCCAGGGAATGTATCTTCGGCGAGAGCCGCTAACTTTTCTTGATTTGGATCACCTTTTTCTACAGCCCAATTATGAACAATAGAAGAGTACTCGCTACTAAATATTTTATCGAAATTAGGACGCTCTCCTTCGTAATAGTCGGCTGCGTCAACCTCGCTATACTTAGCCCTTAAAGGTCCTAACTGAAATGATTCTATCTCTCCAGCCAAAAACTTACGCTTATTCTTTGCGTCAAGACCTGATATTAAATCTTGTGTTTCTTTAGAGTTATATCGTGCATCGAAATTAGCTAAATTATTAGCCGAAGCTAAGCCAGATTGATACTTATCGCTCTTCTTTAGGTTCTTCATTAATCCATCCCTAAAGTCTAACACTTTACCACTACTCATAGCGGTGGAGTATCTACCATTGAATGATTTAATTACACCCTTAAATTCTATTGACTTTTCGTCAAAGTAGTTATTCACATAATCTCTCATGTGAGGTATCTTCTGAATCTGCTCTAAGTACGCTGTACGAGAAGTCTCTATTGAAGCCTGCTCTGCACCTATCATTTCTGCGTTCTGGAAATCCAGCTTTTCTTGCTGTAACATTTCCTGACGCATATTACCTTCTTCAACTCTCCTATTTCTCCTAGCTTCTGATGTACCTTTAAATACCTCAGTTAACGCCATCATTCCTCCGTAATCTATAGCCATGTTATTTTTTTTAATAGTTTATCAAACCAGTTGATTGGCCGAATCCAGTCAATGCACTTCCCATGTTTTGGATAGCGCTATTTGTTGTTGTTACTGCGTTAATCTTATCAGCCTCTTCAGCTAATTCCTCTGGGGTCTTTGGAGCGACAGGAGGAGCGAACATGCTATTTATTGCAGGGGCTGCGTTAAGCAAACTACTTTGAGCAGCGTTATGTTTTGCGTTATCATCAAGTAAACCTCCCTTGGTTACGAAATCCGCATTACCTTCTAGGAAATTGAAAGATGTTTGAACTTTCTCTCCCGTCTTAGCATCAACACCTAAAGGCTTTTCTATCGAGTTACCATTAGAGTCGGGCTTATAACCCATGGTTCGCATTAATTGTTCTGTCTTTAGTTTGTTATATCTATTGACTTGTCTGTCGCCAATACTTTGATTAACCATAGACAAGGCACTACCAGCTAAAGCAGCTCCAGCTTCTTTGTTAGCTAATTCCGTTGCGTATTTAGCTTGGTCATATTTAGATGTTCTAGCAGCTTCATACTTCTCGTTCACCATCATCATCTTATCGTACTTCTCTTGGTTCTCTCGTTGCATTCCTGCGTCTGCTACAGCAATATCCATAAGAGCAGATTGCCTAGCAACGTCAAGCCCACCAAGTCCAGCCATAAACTGAGCTCTGTTACCTGCCGAACCACGAACTATATTCTCTATACCTGTAGCGTAAGACGAATCCAAATCATTGTGAGCTTTAGCTAATTCAGAAGGTGTTAATCCTTGCTGAGCTAAACGCTTAGATTCCGCTAGTCTTTGCTGGAATGCAGGACCTAATTTGGGATCTTTAGGGATGTCTACATCTTTCAATGCCTCGCCTAAGCCCATAGCCCCAGTAGCTATTCCGATAAGGGAGGATAGCCCACCTATCTTATCTAAGAAAGATTCCTCGCCTAAGCCAGACATATCACCTCTTAAATCAAAGTACTTAGTGTATTCGTCATAATTTCCATCAGGGTTGTCAATCATCCACTTCTGGAATTCCTTATCCTCAGAGCCTCTAGTATCCTCGACATCTTTAGTCGTTGACTCTCCAGACTTTTGAGGCACAACCTTTTGGTTGTCTAAATCTATTTCAGCACCTTGACCTTGACTTAACAACCCATCAGTTGTTATAGCGTCTGAACCTACAACGCTATCTTTAATAAGCGAAGTAGTCTCATCGACATCTATACTTAATGGCGTTATTGGTGTTTCTGGGGCGTCTTCAACCCCTGTTTCAGTAACTACCTTCTCGGATTTGTGGTTACGTATTTTATCTACGATACCCTGCCTAACATTACCTTGATCCTTATTGTAAACAGAACCCTGCTGCAAGCCTTTAGCCATGTATTTAGCTACATCCTTTGGGTCTAAAGCAAATACAGGAGTCTTAAAGATGTCAGCTTTATCGCTTGCATCGAAAATTTCATTTGGGTGATCTACATTGTCGCTAACCTCCTTGACGTAAGCATTGTTTTCTAATTCTAATCTGATATTCTTAGGTATCCTAGCGTGGTCAAGAGCTTTGTCGTCGTCGTGGTAACTACCGAAACCCCAATCAAACTGCTTTCTATTGCTGATTATGTACTCCATGGACCCATCCATAGAGCCATAAACACCAGCATCATCACCCATAACCTCAATAGCGAATGCCTCTGAGGAGGAGAAGTCAAAAGCCTTACGTCTTATAGCGGCAATCTGCCCCCAACCTTCTGGCGTGTTTTCGTCTAACCCTTCAGTTAGCTCGTCCATAAGGCTTAACACTCCTTCGTGATACTCTTTTTGGTATCCTTCAGTTTTAGCTCCTAGATTGCTATTTCTACTACCCCACCCACTATCAGGTAGCGTTTTACTGAACTCTAAAGTATATTCCGCTAAAGCATTCTTAACTATTAAGGCATCCTCTTTGGATATTGGAGTATTCTTTTGTGATAAATAAAACTCTCTAGCCTTACCTATAAGTGAGGCTGCTTCGTTTACTTTATTCTGATTCTCCTCTTGTGGTGTTAACGGAACTTCATAATCATCCCCTACCATAGGGCTATAAGGTTTAGCTGTTGATTCCTCTTCAGGTCCAGCTTTTGGGTTGGTGTCTTCTTCTACATCCAAACCTCCAGGTCTACCGCCATATTTACGATCAAACAAACCTTTCTTGCCTTCTTTAGCTGCGTCAGGAACCTTAGCCCACGAACCTTCAGGATCATGTACGCTATTAGATTGCAAGTCGCTATATGTCTTTTCCCATCCTGCTGGTTTAGCTCCAGTAAGCTTAGTGAAGTCTTTAGTGAACGCTTCCCAATAATTAGTGCTGTTTAATCCACTATAATCACCAGCCGCTACGTCGTCTAGATCGCCATTGGAGTGCATTAAAGCTATAGAGGCCAACTGTTGCTCATTCAAGTTATCAGCCCAAGCATCGATCTTATAGTCTTTTAATATAGTGTTTCTGGTATCTCCAATAAACTGCTGAGATCCATAAGCGGAACTATGCAGTCCATTCTTATTAGCTCCAGATTCATTGTATCCTCCAGTATTAACATTTCCGTTAATCTTCCCAGACTCTCCTTCTAGTATATTGTATAAAACCCAATTAACATTAGGGTTATTCATATATGCTTCTAATTGTTTCTTATCCATTATGAGTTGCTGTATTTTGTTACGAAATTATCCACATCTTTAAATCCATAAAGATCCTTAGTAGCCTCATGGCTTTTCTTTGAATAGTCAGCATTAGACTGCAATGTTGATACCCTATTTCTTTCCGTTACTTGATAGTTAACCTCTGCGGCATCGTCTATTTTTTCTTGCTTATCGAAAGCTTTTTGCTCTTTATTACCTTCTGACGCACCGATAGCACCCATGACTACACCTCCAATGATAGCGCCAGGTACTCCACCCACCTTAGCTCCCGCTGCAGCACCTTGAACAGCACCGTTAAGCCCACCACTAAGGGCTCGGTTGGTTTTTAAAGGATTATCATCTCCTCCGTATTTCTCAGCAACAGAAAGGACGGTTCCAGCTATGGCAGCCACATTACCAGCCTTAGCCCCTCCACCACCAGCATCGGCTGTAGCGGGGGCATCCACCTGAAGGAATTGCATTATCTCTTCAAACGAAAGGCCTGGGTTGTTAGCGCTTATGGAGTTGAATCTCTCTTGATCAACGTCACTTAAAGTTACGGGTTTTGTAGCCATAATTATTATCTTGAAATTCTATACTTAGTGTTTACAGCAAATATATTAAAATTTTTATCATCATCATCGCTTATTATTCCATCAACTAAAAATTGATTATAAGCCAATGAGTACTTCATCCAGTTACCCCTAAGCCTAGGACCTTCACTTCTCAGTGGCATTCTAAGGACTCCTTCAGTTACTGTTTGGTTTCCGATAACACCCACTTTAGGTACACCAGAGCTTGAGTCTGTCATCGTGTGACTATTGAAATCTAAAGGAAAATAACTAGAACCTAAACTTCCTTGACCAAAAACCATCGACGTATCAAAGACTTTATTGACAGTAGGATTATCGTTTACTACAACACCAAAAGAGTAGTCTTGGTAAACCCCAGAATTAAATACTTGGAGTGAATCATTATCTCCAGGCATATCTTCATGAGATACTCCGTAAAACTTATTCATGAAGTTTATGTACCTCTTATAAGGTAGTGCGTTTGGAGTTAATAGTGACTTCAATTCAAGTTTTGTTACTAGCTTCCCGTCCAAATCAGAGACAACGAAGCTTGCGGAGTCACCTTCTGAGTCTGTTATAGTGTAGTGACATTCTCTAAATTCAGGATCATACCCAGAAGCTAACCCTTGAGATATAGATCCTAGATTATTATTAAAAGAAACAGGAATATTCTTTCCTCTAACTAGCGACTTTATGGTACTCTTGTATGAATTCTTCAGGGATACTGGAATAATCGACTTACCGTCAACCTTCAGTAACTCCTCTTTACTTACGTCTAATGTGTAGAATCCCGTAGGGGTTACTATAGAGTTATTGTAGTGCTGACTACCATATTGGGTGCTTAAGTAATCATACCTCTCAATTACCGTTCCTGTACCTGACACTATCTGAATATCGGCAGCCGCACCTTCTCCTGCAATTAAAACTCTTGTGTTTATGGAGACCAACCCAATAGCCGTCTCTTGTAGGCAATACAATCTATTCTTGTAATTAACAAGCCCTGTAATGGCTCCTTCAGAAAGAGACATCTCTATAAAGTCTCTAGATAAAAATGAACTCCAAGCGTCTTGTGGTTCTCCAGAAATTTTAGATTGCGAGGCTGCTATTTTATTTTTAAATACCGTGTTTGGGTTGAATGTCGCAGGCTTCTGAACATAACTCTTTGTGCTGGCGGCCTGATTGTAAGCGGTGTTATATTCGTAAGTATCCTCTTGAGTAGTTACAGCAGTCCAGTTACTCCCATAATAACTACCTGTCCTATACCCTATATTATAAGGACTTTCTACTGGAAACGAAACACCTATTGAAGGAACGTTCTGAGTGCTATCCACCTTGAATGTAGATAGGGTGGTATATATATCACAAAACGTATCACCACCAGTTATACTAGTTGTAGATACGAGGTTGACAAATGTACTTACAGGAGTGAATGTAGAGCAATCTATGTATCTAGTATTTTGTAGGGCTTCAGCGTTTGAACCTCCGTATTGCTCGAAGTTGGTACCCCCACTTCCATCGTTTGTTTTCCTTACTAAATCAACAATCCACTTACCCCTGGTATATCCAGTCTTAGCAACCGAAGAAGTACCAACCAAGTTCCAATCCTCATCGAACTTATCCTCTCCTGGTATTAACCAGTTACCACTACTAGCACTCTTTAAAGATCCAGTATTCACCCAATTACCAACCATTGATACTAGTAGTTTTGTTCCTGAGCCAATCTTATCATTACCTCTTAATTTATCCTTACCAAAAAATCCTAGGCTATGCACACTACTAATAGGTGTTGGAGTTCCATCTCCATCAATAGCTGCCGCATTAACGAAGTCACCAGAAAATCCAGTCTTAGATCCAGATACAACCTCACCACTAACAACTGTTTTTATATAAGCGGTGTCATTTTTCTCTTGATGTACTTGAGTAGAATTATAAGCATTCACTATATCTGAAAGCGCCGACACAGATTCTTGGTTGTAACCGCTTAGAGTGTATTCATTAAAATCCGAGTATAGTTTTATTGGGGAATATTTATGGTGCTGAGAGTGTACTCCGTCAGCCCACTCACCTCCTGTAGATGATAACCCATCGTAAATAACAATCCCATGCCAACCATAATCGTTCAGACCTCTACCCATCATTAAGTAGCCTAACTGCATTTCATACCCGTTAGTTAACTCATAATCCATACCGCCTATGGTTACATCTGGAGTGTCTATCAGCATACCTGAATTACCGCTAGACAGGTGATTAGCGACTTGACTGGCAGCACCAGAAGCTATATTAGTTATATTTCCATTACCGTCATCTTCCATGAATAATCTAGTGTGAGGTAGGCAGCCTACCCCGTGTCTACCACTAACCGAAGAATCCGTGCTTGTAGTGTCATACTTCAATACATCACTAGCTAAGCCTTGAGTTATCATAACCTTATCTTCAGGCTTCAATTCAGCTCTTACTATTCTATATCCAGAAATGATACTCTTCACTGACTCAGGCAATCTAACATCTATCCTAGGAATTAACGCATGAGCAGTAATTGTCTTTTGCGCAACCCAACTACCTTCGTGAGTCATACTAAACGGAGCCCAATTGACTGATCCGTTAGGTATTGCTCCAGTTCCGTCAGCGTCCAATTTATAATTATTAGGATCATTGCCATCAGGCATTTTTACATCCCCAATATGGTGAACAAAACTTTCAACTCCATGTAGATCGATAAGTATAATACCAAACCTATAACATTCGCCACGACGGAAGCTCCTAAATTCGTGATCCCATTTAGGGTTTATAGGCCCCTTCACGGAGTCTAAGTATTCAGGATCCGTAGTTGTAACCTTAAACGGAACATTGTAATGCCTATCCTGACCGTTGGTAACCACCTTTTCCGTTGTACCAAAACTAGAAGAAGCTTGACTGGAAGTCCTATCTACTGGGTAGCTCTCGTGTTGGAATGTTATTCTAAATCCGTCATTACCATCAAGTGTAAACCCTTGAGTTTCAGTACCCAATACGTATCTAGGATTCTCGCTTGTATTGAAGTTATACTTTATAAACTTAAAGTAGGTCGTAGCATCATCCACTGGGCTACCTAAATTATACCTAGTCTTGTGTCTGTGCTCATTAAGACCTGGAACGGTTTGCCCCCACCAGCCTGAATGTTCTCCATTCCCATTCCATAGAGCTCTATATGCCTTAACCTTGAATGTATCTAATAAAACAGACACATCATCAATGGATTTGTATGTCGAGCTTAACTGTTGGACGTCTAGGTTTGATGCGTAAAGCCTATTATCCGCCTTAGCCAAGGACTTACACACATTCCATACGTCATTCTTTATGAGTGTACTTGCGATACCTCCAGTAACCATAGTTTCCGTCTCGAATCCACTATGAATAAATTCATATTCAGAACTCAGAACTTCGCCTTTCTCGATTATGGCTATACTACTAACGTTTTCGGAAGTAAAGTGTATTCTAGCAATCTCGATGTTTGTGTAATTAACTGGTATGCCTGATATTTTAACTCCTATAGTATGTGAAGAGACATCAGCTCCAGTACCACCCCTTATAGTTAAACTATCATTATCTATAACCGAATTAACAGGAACATTTATAGTTCTAGACATTGGAGACCACTCCGTGTAATTGGATTGGTCTTGAGTGTAGAATCTATACACATAACTGTAAGCCCCACAAAGCAACCCCCCTGTAGCGTCAGAGAAGCTAACTATAGATGCTGAAGCCATTATATTAGGCTTGAACACTTCAAAGTCAACAACTGAAAGACCGATCAGTGAATCTCTTACGTTCACGGATTTTAATGACGTTAATCCATCTGTGGCATATATACGATGTATAGTTTCGGTTTCAACGATAGACTCCATATCCAACTCTCCTGCGTCATCACTAAACAACCCAAGTCCTGTCCATAAATTATAAGCCACAAATTCTGGAGCAGATAATAGGTACTTATTTATTTTCCACGCCTTACTAGTCGAAGTTAAGGTAGCTTCAATGGTTATCATATAATCATCAACGATAACAGCTCCGTGAATTACATACCTATCCCCCCCCGACTCATATGTACTTCCCAACGTTCCAAACCTTAACGTATTCAATACAGTTACACGTTTAGGTCCTTGCACGTTCTCCAGAGAGAAGGACTTATCTCCATTAGTAACAACCCTAATGTTAATCCCTTCAAAATATGATTGCTTAGTTTGGTATCCTGGGTCTAAATCCGTTACCATACCTTCACTAAATGTGTTTGGTTTAGAATTTTCAGCCATAACTATTCTCTTTCAGATATTAATGTATTCCAGTATTTTGCTATGTTACGCATCTCAGCCTCAGAAGGTAAGTTATCGTTACCTCTCGCTTGACCGCACAGCCAGTACCATCGCTTCTCTAAATCCTGAACGATGTATCTAGCTATTTTTCCGTTATAGTATTCTATTGATTTGAATCTCCACATAATGTACTGAGCAACAGCATCTTCGTGTCCTTGTTTGATTGTAGGAAACCCGTCCGAATCCACAGTAAGACCTTTGTATGCTATCGAAACATTTCCATTAGCAACACTAGCGAAGTGAATGTAACTACCTACTATCCAGTACTTATCACCAGAAGCATCACTCTTGAATGTTTTTTGAGTAGGCTCCATTAGTGTATTACCCTTAACGTCAATTAAGGTTATAAGATCTGAAGGCAGTAAGGCTTTATTCGCCGAGACAACAAGATCAATTTCTTTATCCACGAACGTGGTAAAACTACCTATCTTCTCTTCAGCTTCAAAAGCCCATTCTATAAATGATTCTATATGCTCAGATGGATTATTTAATCCTAGGTTTCTGGCTACATTTCCGATTACTCTTTTAACACTAACTTGCATTATATGTATTTTTTAATAGTTCTCTAACCTTTTTAGCTGGGTAAAGTTTAGCTTTGAACAGATCCTTATTTCGTTTAGTCCACTTAATCTTGTGGTAATAATCATTAAGAATTGGAACCTTATACCTAACAGGTTTTCCCTGTAGCTTAGACTCCTTCACGTCCTTCCGTATATGGAAGGCTCTCCTGTGCTCTTTCTTCTCCACCGACAGAATTCCTAAACCCAAAGGTAGGGAAATATTCTGTTTTCTTACTATCAAATCCCTAACTAGGATTTCAAAAAACTTAGTAACTACTTTAAAGTACAAAGAGTAAGGTATAGCTTTCGTCTTCTTTCTACCAGACGCACCTACCCTTACTCTTCTCGATATTTTTTTGTAAATATCTTTATATGTTATGTACGACATTACTTGCCTTGTGGTTGAGATTGAACCTCTCTATCTCCCTCCATGTCATTATTTACTACATCCCCAATAGTCTTAACTGTTAAGTTTAACTCAACCTTAGCTACAGCCTCGATTAGTGGACCTACTAATTGTGATGGTAATGGATACTCTGAGTCATCTCCTCCCCAGCCAGAAGCCGAAGTTGGATCTTCTAGCACTCCAATAATCTTGACCTGCTCGCCACCACCAGGTCCAGTAAAAAACAACCTTATACCTTCCTCTAAGTAAAACTTAGGCATGGCAGAAGTGAATCTACTCTCCTCTTGGAATGCTATCTTATCTTGAGTTGTTCTAGCGAAAATCATGTTACCATCAACAGAAGTGATGCTTGTAATACCTCTAGTATCCCCGTAGGATGCTATTTTAGGTAGTTTAAGAGACGATCCTTCATCTGGTACTGAAAACGTACCTAGACTCTGAGTAGCTCCTTGAGGAATGCTCTTTCCGTTATTCGTATATGCTTCAAGTATATTTAGTCTATGATAATTAACCCACGCCTTTATTTGACGTACGTCTAACTTACTGTCGTCAGTAGAATAACCACCCTCAGCAAGATTCTTAATGTTATAAACTATTTCATTTAAAGTCATATCGTATGTTTTAAAAGAGTGGGTAGCAAAACCTATGTTCTACTACCCATTCTAACGCAGGGAAAAGAGAGTCATCAACGCTTTTCAGCGCTCAGCTCATTCATCTGTAGCTGATACCTTGGATCTTCCAACGATAACATCATCTTTCGTACTGCAATATTTACTATCTCTTCTGAAGAGTTTAATTCGTATCCACCTAAGAATTGAGTGCTACCAGTAATTGTACCTTCATCTGATAATACAGGAACCTTAACGTATTCTATATACACATTCTCTGTGTTTCCGATTACATCAAGGTATGAACCTCTTAGTAGTCCTATTGGATTTTTAGAGTCCGCCTTATGGAAGGGATCATTCTTAGCCGATGCGTACTCTCCGTAACCCATTATGTTTATGCTGTAACCACCAGTAGCTGTATAAGCTCTTAGTATGTGATATACAGGAAATAACTCTGGTACAGGTGTAGCAGCTGCAGTGGCTACAGGTAATGTGATTACTCCAGAAGACTGAACTAAAGCTTGTGACTTAACAACTAGCGGAGCTATCTTTTCCATAGACTGAGCATCAGACTCTAAGGTGTTTACTAACCCTTTAGTGTACTCCATTACGGCTAGATCAATAAATTGATTTTTCTCTGCCGAAGTGAAGTATGCTGTACCTGCTTTATCCAGCAAGTTATCTATGTGTATCTGCGCCTGTGCGTATGTCATTACTTCTTAGCTTTCGTTTTAGTTCCAGACATTTCCTTTCTCAACAGAGCGTGAATGTCTTTATTATCTTTAAGCCATACTATAACTTGGTCTTCAGTAAGCCCAATAGTCTCAGCATTATACTTGTAAGTTCCATTGACGAAGTTAATCTTTTTTTCTTCAATAGCAGTCTCTATGAATACTCTATAATCCTTATCTCTGTCATTAATAATAGAAGAGAATTTAGAAGGACTATCGTTAGCCATTTTAATTACCTGAGCCTTAACGAATTCAATAGAATTGTCTTTAGTTCTAATACCTGTAAGTTTACAAAAATCTAAGACATCCTTGTCGGTCATTTGCACAGCTAATTGAATAGCGTCTGCTGACTTAATCATATTCTCTGTACTGATAACTTCTTTGGCTATAGTATCTTCAAATATTAATTTATTCAGAATACCTGGATAACCTTTCAACCAGTCATGAACAGCTTTATCGTAGTCATCAGAGACGTCAAATACAATAGCACTACTTCTTAATGTAAACTCTTGAACGTCTCCGTTAATATCTTTCAATACTTTTCTTCTACCCTTGTCTGCTGGATCTTTATAAGAACTCCCCAAGCTCAAGTAGGCAAATCGTTTAGGGTTTCTTACCCGTACAATAATTGGATGTTTCATTTTCTCTCTCTTTTAAATTGATGTTTGCGTTCTAAAAGAATGAGGCCGAAGCCTCACTCAGTTTAGTATTGAATCGTTTATGCGTGAACAGCAGATAAAATACCGCACGATAAAGGATTACGAACAATAACTCCAGATTCAGACATGATTTGACATGTGAATGAGTCGTCACCGTTAGCAGCCATCATTGACTTTTGATCATAAGGATTAACCATACCAGGAATATACTTCTTGATGTAATTACGATTAACTCCTTCAGCACCTTTAGCAACTAGTTGTACGTTTGGTACGCCATCCACAGACGAGAAGTCTAAGAATACCATTTTACCAGACATAGTTCCATCTAAAGCACCAGAAGATTTAACCGTTCCATCATAAGAAGCAGCACTACCATGAACATTAGCATCATCAAATACAGGGCAATAAGCAACAGTCATTTTGTTACCCAAAACATTGTACGAAGTGTAATTAACACCTAAAGATACGTCAGATCCAGTTTTCATAGATTGCATAGAACCGCCAGTAGCGTCAGTTCCACCTACAGAAATATCCTTCATAGCTCTATGGAATTGGTATCTACCTTCAGTACCAGTAAATACAACCCATTCGTTTCCTTCAGGAGATTTAGCGTTACGAGAAAGTTCAGCAATAAATCGAGCAAGAACGTCTTCAGTAAGACCTAATTGTGGATCATAAGTTCCACCGTTTGCATCTTCGATTTGAGCAAGGATTCCGTCACCCATTAAGTTACCATTTACAACAGTACCAGTTTCACCAACAAAGCCATCAGCCGTTAAAGGATCTACGATACTAGCTCTACCAAACCATCTTTGTAGCTCTAATTGGTACATGAACTCATCTGTAAACAATTTCTCAGCAGTAAAGTACCACAGTTTAGATCCGTTGTTTTCAATCCAAGTTACATCAGTTAAAGCAGCACCATTGATAGATAACTTACTTCTATTGATTGTTAACCAGTTTTTATGAGTATCAGGGTATGCACTGTATTCAGATACAGCAGAACCTAAAGAACCCTCACCAAATGCAGAACCAATTTTACCAAAAGCACCAGCAGCAGCAGTTCCAAACGCACCATCAGCAAAAGATAGAGTGTAACTGTAACCAGTAGCACTACCATTTACAGTAGATGTTGCAGTAGGACGGTTGTTAAGAACAGTTCCAGCTACAGCCGTTACTTGAGCAACAAATCCACCAGCATCCATAACTACATCGTTCAATGCAAGGAATGTGTCAGCCATACCAACAGCAACCACTAATGCAGTACCAGCATCTGTGGCTGTAATAGTAGTCTGACCAGAAGCTAACGCTACAGATTGATTTGAGCGACCTAATACTTTCCATTCGAAAGAATTGTCACCAGCAATTTTTAAGTTAGCATGACGACCTGTTTTTTCTAATAGGTACGTTAATGCGTAACGAGGGTATTGTTCAATTAAAGTAGCTCCAATTTCAGGGTGCTTTAATAGATTAGCTACCAACGAGCTTGAGTTTTGGGTATCGACCCCAAACGTTCCAGTTTTTGTTTTCATTTCTTTTTACAATTTAGAAATATTAAAAAATAATTTAAAAATTGCACTTACGTTTCTATTCATTTTAATACGTAACATTGACGATGTTAAAATTAATCTCCCATAAATGCTGCTGCATCAAAACCAGATCCTGCCTTATATTTAGGCTTACTGTTTCCTCTACCGCCTCGATTCGAAAGGTTGTCTAAGACACTACCTTTACCATCTTCAAAGCCTTGCGACTTCAACATATTCTGTATTTGACTTCTGTTTTTCCACAAGAACGCTGCCTCCGCAACATTGGCATGAGACTTATATATGTCCTCATTGAAATCGCCAGTCGTAATATACTTATACAGATCTTTTCTTTGTTCTACCGTTACTTTTCCACCTAAGTAATTCTTAAAGCCTTTAAGTTCGTTCTGCAAATCTTTCCTTGCAGTCTCTTGGCTTTCTGTCTTACCTTTAGCTTCAGATTCTTTCTTTTCTCTAGCTGCTGTAGTCTCAGTTCGGATAGCATTTTTTAATTGCTTTCTAATCTTAAGAGCTTCATGCTTGAGCATTCCAGAATCTTCCATTCTATCTAACGAGTCATCTACATCGTACTCATCCATTCCAGTAGCCTTCATGTCGGCAGCTAATAGCTCACGATCTGAAAGTTTAAGGAATCCCTCGTACTTACCCGTAGTGTCATTCTTCACCTCTGGCTCTCGTTTAGAGTTTAAGGCTTTTATTATATCATCCTTAGAAGACCCTTCCAGTCCTAGCTCACTTGCCACCGAATCCCAGTCAACTCCTTCAGGCTTAGGCTCTTCGCCTTCATCTTCTGTTACAGTTTCCTTAGCATCCCAATCGTCAGTGTCTTCGGGTTCTTCACTTGCAGGCTCTTCCTCTTCGTCTTGAGTATCATCAGCTCCCCAATCAAAATCAGAATTATCTTCCTCTTCAGTTTCATTTGTTAAAACTTCAGGCTCTTCGTTTTCAACCAACGGAGAAGCCTCCTCTGATTGTCCTACCGAATCCACCAGTTTATCAAGTCCTGCGAAAGCGTCGGGATTAAATTCTCTAACCTCCTCGCTTAATGTCTCTTTTTGTTCCATCGTCTCTTCCATTTTGCAATATTAAGCATTTTTTACTTACAATGCCTTGTTTAATTTCTAATCTGTCCTTTCAGTTGTCCTTCCAGCTGATTAAGCGCTGCGTCTGCTCGCTTGTTTCCGTAGGAATCATCGGATAGTATTTCAGCTGTATCGAGCTTGGATTGGTACTGGATTTCTGCTACCTTAATTCTAGTATCATTATCTAGCTTATTCATCTCAACTTCAATCTGTTGTTCTTGAGCTTTAGCTTCTGCTTCTGCTTGAGCTTGTTGACCAGCAGCCTCTTGTTGTTGAGCTTGCATTTCTTTAGCAGCCTCTAATCCTCTTTCTAGTATATGCTCTGATTCCGTTAAGGTATCTGACTTAAATATTCTAATAACATCTAGCATATCTATTTGACCAGACTGCAACGCTGACTGAGCTAACTGAGCAACAGCTGCTTTCATTTCTTCGTCTTTACCACCATCACCTAAGAATACGCCGTAGTCATTAAGGGATACATCTGGCAGGATGGAGATAAACTTGTACGTTCCGTCACCGAATACCGTAGCCGTCTTCTTTCCTTCACTCCAAGCAATCTTCATTAGGTTAGCGCAACGCATTAATACATCTTGCTTAACCATATCGTGAGACCAGAACCAAGATCTAGTAACTGTAGCTGACTGTACAACAGCTCGCTTAGCGTTACCTACTTGTTCGTACTGCTCAACCTGACCTTCTCGTTGTTTAGTAACACCAGATACTTGACCAGCCATATCCTCTAACATAACCTTTAGGTTTATTAGTTGCTGCACTGAGCTGGATAATGTAAAGTCAATTTGCTGGAATTGATTAAAGGTTTGCGCTTGCATACCCTCATCCTTAGAATTTATAGGGATTATACCATCATTCTTGATGTGATACATTACATCCTGCATGTTCATACCTAAATTGGCAGGCATCTGAGCTACATCGTAGACTACAGCCTTACCACCAGCACGAGCCATAGATAATTCTATATGATACATTACAATATTGTAAAGCATCTGTACATTCTTAAGTAAGTCTACCATAGAGATAGATACCCCCGTCGTGTGGTTTCTTACAACCCCAACATAACTTAAGTTCGCAGCACTAGGATCATCCAGTGCTCGTATTTGATTAGGAACTCTCTGAGCGTTAACAATCATGGTTCCTGCAATCTTAGTTGCCTGCCATATATCGTCTACCACTACCTTACGAACCTTCTCGCCTTTGCGTTTCTTGTATTTATCAGAAACCATCTTTCTAAATGGCTTATCACTATCGTGCTTATTATTACTTAACTTGTATTGTATCTTTCTAAGTGATCTCCATTCTCCGTGAACAACCTTAACCCTTAAATCTCCTGAAGCACCTTTACTTAGCCAAGATTTATTAGCACCATCAACATCTCCACCACCAGCTTGCTGGGATAGGGATTCTATTAGTTTAATATCTTTATCGGTAAGTTGATCTCCGAATTCATCGACTACATCACTAGGAGATAACCAACGCTCTTCTGTAATCCAGTTAGCCTCACCTAAGTCATCTGTTTCACCAGACAAGTCATAACCTAAAGACCTAGGATCTACACGTCGTGCTTGAGGATCACCATCTTTAATTTCTATTCTATAAGCTTCCTTACCTGTGATAAGTAAATCCCTGAATCCTTCTTTGAATTTGTTTTTTATTTTATAACGATTAGTTAGAAACTCTAGCCCGTCCTGTACAGCTTCCTCAATGGATTCTCTGTAATTATAACGCATGAAAGTATCTATATCTTCTGGTACTGGAATATCCTGCCCTTCAGCATTAACCTCCATTCCCTGCTCTTTCATTTGAGCACGAACCTCTTCCATTAACTTATTCATAACCATAGTAACTTTATGGTCTTCCTTTCTGTTAATAGCTTCCTGATTAATCGTAACTACCTTAGTATCAAGAGGTCTGTGAAGATCCTCACCTAATAGTAAATCTATCTTAGGCTGAACGATAGGATAATTAACTAACCTAGCTGGGTAACTTGCACCATATTGCTCTGTTAGATATTTATAATCTTCTCGGTTAAACTGCCCATTATAGATTTCGTAATTCCTTACGTCTTTAGTAATCGTGTCACCTGACTGTTCAGAATTATAAATCATAGCGTCAAGCATCTGCTCGCACCACTTCTCGTCCTTCTTGGAATCAGCTATTAATTGACTAGGGAAATTCTTCATTATCTATTATGTTTTACTGGCGTACCATTACTATCGTTTTTGTAATAAGAGAATCCACTTTCTTTGATGGACTCAGTTTCTCTATTCTTCACTTCAATCGCAAAGTTATCATTTTCATGTATAAGACACAAACCGAATGCAATCGCCCTATCCGTATTCCTTGAACCCCAGTCACATAACTCGTCTAGCAGGTCTATAAACCATATATCGTCTGCCTTTTCCTTTATGTAATCGTACATCAATGACTCCATATATGACTTAATTTGCTTATTCATGTGAACACCGTAGTTGTTTCTCGTCTTAGTTCCAGGCGAGTGTGCACTACGAGGTTTGGTCTTCAAGTACCTCTGAGCCTTATTTCTAAGGAAGTAATCTAGTATACCAATCTTAGTATACTCCACCAGCATTTGTGCGTTGTAATATACAGCTAATTTCAGACATCCTTCGAAAAACATGTCAGCAGTTTCAGGTCTATCTGTATATTCTGCAACAGGAAGCCTATATGGTACGTTTGTATTCTCTATTCTACGGAATATCATAGCACAACCCAAAGATGGTGCCGCACCAGCCTGATCCTGATCATAACTATCAATACCACCTATGTCTAATCCAGTTAAATGAGGTTTAGGGTGGTGTAGTATTTTATATGGCCCGTGAGGATGAGGAGTGAACTTAACTTCTTGAGTTAATCCTTTATCTCCTATTACCCAATCAAGATGACCAGTCGTTAAGTGCTGCTCAGGATCCTTCAGGTCTTGCACACGGCCTCTTTGTTGATTAAGCAACGCAATGTCAAACCTCGATCCTTTAGTCTTTAAGAACGCCTCCTGTATGGTTAGTGGGTAATTTTGTATATGTAAATTATACGCCTTACTATCACCACCACCATTTAGTATATCTTCTCTAGCGTCTTCAATGAATTTACGAGCCGCTGGTTCGTCGTCTACTCCAGTAACAGGACTAAAGAATCCGTGTAATGCAACAGACGCAGGAATAAACATAGGAATAAGATTAAACGCATCAGCATTATAATACATATCCATAAAATCGGCAGAGGCAGAATCTATATCCCCACCTGTTCCACCGACCACAGGAACTCCATACTGCTTAGATCCATCCATGAAGCAAGCCTTGGAAGACATGTAGGCGTTCTTCAATCTCTTGAATTCACCAGCCTCCTCAAAAATCATTATAGATAAACGCTCTCCTTTATAAACTTCTGGATCATCCATGGTTCTACAGTGTATCACAGATTGATAACCACTTATATCCCACCGACCTTCAGAGTTCTTCTCCTTATAACCTGCCCTTAATGTATCCTTAGTATCCTTTAACCAACCATGCCTGAAATTAGGATGTTGGTTCATCAGCCCCTTCTTAACCTTATCAAAAAATGAATTCGCAGTAACCCCTAGTCCAGCCGCAATTCCGACCTCGGAATGCGGAAAGAATGTGAATTCATGAGCAACTAATCCAGAGTTCATATAACTAAAACCTTTATCACGGGCTTTAATTACGATCATTCCTTTACCTTCTCTACGGCAGGTGTCGAATAGCATAAAGTATTCAAGATCCATATCTCTATACCACGGATAGATAAGAGTCTTTCGATTCCCGTCTGTACCGTCGTTACCTAATATCATATAGTAGTTAAGATACCAGTAGTAGTTCCCAGGTATCCACGCACCGCCAATAGGTTTATAGCCATTAATGCAGCGGTTCATCTCCTCCTCCCAATAGTCTTGATAGATTAAACTATCGGTGTCGAGTTTGGGGTGTCCGTGATTAGGTATAGGTCTGTATTGTTGTACGTCGAATCTACCAGCCATTATGAATCTTTTAGTCTAGCAGCTCTATTCTCAAGGAAGCTTAGTTTCTGTTCACCACTAATTACCTTCCGTTCACCACGACGCTCAATAGCCTCCAGCAAAACAGTACGAGTACCTAATAGTTTTTCAATACCGATCATTACCTTCTGTAAGTCTTCAGCAGTTTCCTGATCCAAAAACCAGTTATCTATAAGTGTAGTGTATTGATCGATCTTCCTGTTGAACGCTCCGAGCTGGTCATCTAAAGGATCCCTTTGTAGTTCTCCATACTTCTTAATTGCCGCCACCATTAAAGGATGTTTAGTGTCAGCCCATTCAGGCTTCCCTGTTAAGTCCGTGCAGATTTGCCTATTCCGATCTCGCTCATTCAAGTACCTATATGGAGAATCGTAGTCCTGACTCAATGCTACATAACGCATAGCCTTCTCGCCCAACTTCTTTTCCTTTAATAACTTATGGAATTCTGGTACAGCCAATAGACCATTGTCTTCAGCTATCACACTATCCCCTTTTTTCTTTAGTTTGAGTAGATACATTAGGCTCTTTCTAATTTATACTTAAGCATAAAGTTACCAACATCCATGTCGTCAGAGTAACTAACTGGAACATCAATCTCTTCGTAGTCCTGAGTCTCCTGATCAAAGTATATGTAATTCAAAGATTCAACAACGGGATCGTTAAAGTATATATCCCTATCCAGTATTATGTAATCATTATCTATCAACCACAGGTCTATCTCTCCGTCTATAGGATCCATAGGTGAGAACTCGGAAAAGTCCGCTGTCTCATACTCTAAAGTTAAGTTACCCATCTCGTCACGGAATATCTCCCCGTATGGAGTCTCAATATATCTCTTCATCCCTTTGTATTTATTAACCTCTCGATCTAGTTCTTTCCCTTAAAGTCTTGCCCTTTCCTTTAGGCTTAAACTTGAATTTAGTCTTCACTGTTTCTTTACCGTTCTTAGTCTTAGACTTTGTTTTATATGTAGTAGTTCCAGTAGAGTCCGTCGTAGTAGTAATGTTCTTGTACTTGTTCTTTACCTTCTCTTTACCGTTTTTTGTCTTAGACTTAGTCTTACTCGTCGTCTTGGAGTATACATTTACACTTCCTTTTCCTCCGTACTTATTATTAGGCATATCTTTATTTTTGAATTGTTCCTAGGCAAATATAAACTTTTTTTTTAAATGTGAATGTGTGATGCCCTCTCCTGTACACCCCGTGTGCAACCCAATCTTTTAGGCTACGCCACCTGTTCTATCAAAAGCAAGTTGATTTCAACGTGCATAACTAATACGGAGATTCCCACTACCAAAGTGTGGGAGCATTATGAATACATTCTTCTCAACATTACTTACCGCAACCAAAGACGTACCAACAACAGCATCAGGGATCTGTATCTCTATGCAACTAAACTCTATCGCCAAGAAGGTAGCCGAGGGTACCAAGCTAACGGAGAAAAATAACAAGACTATCAAGCGTGCACAAGAGCACGAAACTAAATGCGAAGAAAGAGGTATGACGCAAGTCCGTACCGATAACGCTATAAAAGTAATCAAAGGAGGATCATTAATGGTCTCTCTTGGTGTAATAGCTACCATAGTAGTAGCAATAGCTAAAGATTAATACCCAAGTGCAAGGGAGCGATGCACTCTAATCTGTCTCTCATTCATTCAAAAGTGGCTACTAACGTCACATAACCTATACTATAGTACTGTTAAGAAAACGGTGCGGTTGAGAACAACGTTCGAATCTACCCGTCAAAGCAGTACAATCATTTAGTATAACAACACATCATTCATTATGGCACAGCCAAACCAAGTATTTCAAGGACAATCAGTAGAGACATTAGAGGACGCTCTACAAACGTGGAAAATGATCCAAGTCTCAACGGATAACGATTCGTTCAATCAAGAAGAAGCCAACGATATGGTTAAGTTCTTAACTAACGAGTTAGCGATTATGGAATCGCAAGAAGAAATGGAATTAGCAATAACTAACGAAACAAAAAACGTTATGAACAACTCATCAATAGTATTAGTGTTAGCATCAATCGAGTGTCAACTGTCTGACTGGTCTGTGACCACTACGGAAGACGGATACTCTCAGGAGTACATTAACGGAAGAGTAGATGGCTTAGCCTCTGCGATCAATACGTTAAAAGCGTTAATAGAAAAAGAATAACAACACACCTCTTGAAGACGTAGGTCTTACCGTGTTCACTACACTAAAGAGGAACTAACTAAATGGAGCTTGAACTACCTCAGTGTTCTAACTATTATGGTAAATCCTACCGAAGAACAAATGAAAAGAATGGCAGAAAAAGCGTTAAACAAAGGAGTTGTAGCTACCGATCCAGAAATGGAATTCGGATACTCTATGTCCGAGGCTTGGCGAGACGCTCGTAAAGCAGCAGTCTACACAAGTAGTGTGATGACTATCCTTATACTGTGTCTTGTAGAGACAGAAGCGTAATCAATTATGCTGGCAGACAAGTAGGGCTGCCATCAACAACTTTAAATTCTGAGTGCTCACTGTGTACTAGTCACTACGATTAGTATGCAGTTGGGCAGCCAGAAAGTTGTAAAGTGCAACGGCGCTATGTCGTATGGAGCAGAGTATCTGATCCAAGCACATTCCTATGCAAGTCGTCTACAAATCGTAGGATGACAAATATAGTAAAAGTATCGCAAAGAATTTGCGGCTCGTCAAAACGTTACAAACAATTAAAGTAAATCATTATGTTAATAGAAATCATCGGATTCTTTATAATAGCTCTAGTATCAGTACTATTCTTAGTAGTGGTAATTACAATCAGTGATTACAGACGACATAAGAGGCTTAACGAGGAGATTATTAAGACACCTCTTAACTCAACCATCGAAGAGGTTGTAAAACAAAACAAAAGAAACAAAAAACAAAACAATTAAAACAACCATTATGAACAAACTATCTATCACCTATTCAGGACAATCAATCAATTTAGATGTAACGGCTAAGACGTTAACACCTAGAATTCAATCTGGCTGCGATATTTTATTCGGAGACAATGATATATCCACAGCAGAGGTAAAGCTCAACGGAATGACAATAAGCGACGGACTCGTCGACGTTTGCTACACCGTAGAGTTCACCAACGCAAAAGGGCTTACCAACATAAACACGATGAGTATTCGCTACGAGGGAGACCTCAGCGCTCATCAGTTATCCGTGATATTCATGGAGAACGCTATGATTCAACAATAATAACAACCAAAAGTCTTACAGGTTTTACTAAAAGACGTTAAACTTACCTGCATTCGTTATGATTACATATAGAATCAACACATTACTTAACGGAGACTTCACTGGATACTCTGTGTATAATACTCAAAGAGGATTTATCTCAGGGATGGCTCATGTATTACTTCAAACTGACTACTACGTAGTAAAAGTCGTGATTGGAGGAGTAAGAATTAGTGCATTCTCTGAATACGGAGAAATGGACGACACATCTATAGAGAGAACTTACACTCATACAGATATGGAAACAGTTAACTTAATAGAAAAAGAAATGGAGTACATATTAAAAAGTAGCAACTAACACCACCTCCTAAAGACGTAGGTCTTATCGTAAGCGATATACGTAGGAGGAACTAACTAAACAACAACCAACAATGGCACTAACAAGCGAATTACTAGAAGGTCAATCAGTAGAAACAATTAAAGGAGCATTAAACGTATGGAAGATGATTCAGTCATCTCCAGGTGACGACTTCACTAAAGACGAAGCAGACACAATGGTTAAGTTTCTGTCTAACGAATTAAAAATAAAAGAATGCCTATGAGACGAATAATAAACAATGTAATCGTAAGCGGTTACAAGGTTGTCAAGTATGCTGTAAAGCATCAATTCGCAACAACCAAAATGGAAGAGATTAAGTACGAGGTACTTATAGCATTCCACTATAAGAAAGTAGAGTACTTTCTAAACAAACTAACAAAATAACAATACCTCTGGAGCATGTGCTCGTAACATTCATCGCTGAATGCAGAGGAACTAACAGTCTTACAGGTTACACAAAAGACAATAAACTTCCCTGAGAATGCCTATGACAAAAACACCAGAACGATTCAGCGATGCAGAAGGAAAGCTTAACGCTTTCACTATGCTAATTCAAGTATTAAAAGACGACAAGTCAGATATTGAAAATGAATGTGCTCTTGCCGTTAACGAACAGCAATTAAGTGATCTCATTGAAGATATACACAAAATCGACGATGACATACAAGGACTTACAAACACTATAGAAGAGTTACAGTCCTTCTTAGCTGTAGGGTATCCGTTATGCCTAAGTACTAACGCCTCAATGGTAGTAAACTAGATATGGAAAAAAGAAAAAGAATTAAGATGTTACCGATTAGATCGAGTAACCCTTACAAGAAGACGTTCATTAAAACCTTTACTCAACTAAAGGTAGAACGCATGAAAAAAGAATTAAAAACACATCAAAGAAATATGTCTGTCTGGGATAAGATCCTAGCAGACGTTGCAAAGCTGTAGAACTTGAGTTCGTTAGGCTATTCACTATAGCCTACGGCAACTAATCTATTAAAAGAAACTATTATGAAACCAAAATATACACACGACTGCGATAAATGTACGTTTATAGGTACATATAAAGAGCAAAGTGAGAACGGTGATAAACAAACAAAAAAGGGTATAAAATACTCTGATGTTGATGTTTATATCTGTCAACACGAGAAAAACCTCGAAAGATCTCCTGTTATAATCAGGTACTCTGACGAGCCTAGCGACAACACATCTAGCCCTTTGTATCACTGGATGCAAAGTGTTCTTTCAGGAGAAATATACTATTAACAATAAACTGTCTTACTGGTTAAAAGACGTTAAACTTCCCAGAACTAGCTTATGGCAAAAATCAAAGTAATGCAATGGAACAAGAGGAACGTATTAAATACAACCTCAAAGACAGGTAAGAACGTGATAATCTTCACGAACAAGTACGCTGTCGTACCTCAAAACATAATCAACTTAGGAACGGATGCGTTCAAAGGTTGGTTAAAGAAACAAGTAGGAATACAATTAGTAAAGGTTCGAGAGAATCCGCTAATCATAAACTACTCGTTAGTATCAAAGGAATATGTTAATAACTATAATAAACTATAAGCTATGGAAAATAAATTCAAACCTACAGTATCAGTATGGATTCCATTTGGATACATGAGAGACTTAATGGATTACGGACAAGAAACTTTCACAGAAAGATGTAATATAGACTATAGATTCATTTTCTTAGAGCCGCCTAGTCAAGAACTAAGAGATTGGGTTAGGAAAAAATATGTCCGACCTTGGACTGAATCATCAAAGGATAGCGTAAGGTTTCATGTATCAACTGTTGTTGAAATACAAATGCCTTGGGAAAACTTTGAGCAATTAAGAAACAACTGCTTTAGCGCGATAATAGAAGACGAAGATAACTAACTAAACTAAAAACTATGGCAAACCTACAAGCAAGAACAATGTTCATCGATTGGTATTTTAATATCCACGATGCAAACCAAAACACTATTGACTTAATGAAAGAAGAGTTAATAGAAAGCGGAACAAGCGTCTGGAAGATTGAAGATCTGATAGATGTCTGTGGAGATATTCCTGAAGATATAGCGCAAGCGTTAAAGTACTCAGACTATTTAGATGACGAAATGCTAAGTCATCAAGCTGATATGGAAGCACAAAGCGAAGAATTATTTAAAAACAAAAAGATATAAACTATGTCACACGAAGAAGAACAAAAAGAATACCTAACGGTAGCAAACGAAGCATTAATGGCAAAGGTTGCACAGCAAGATATAATAATCAATGCTTTCTTTGGAAATAACAAAATTCTAGTTGAAGCTATAAAACAAACATCCGATAGATTAAAAGATATGATCAACTGGTCAGATCGAATCGGAAGCGACGAGCAAAACGAACTTGAAAACATTATACATTCATTAAATTCAAAACTATGAATCCAGAAGAAATAAAAGACGTTAACTGCACAAGGTGCGGAAGAATGGTACCCGAAGATGAGCTGCACGAAGCAGATCACGACTGGGGTATCTGCGAAACTTGCGCAGAGTCAAGACTAAAAAAAGAAGACAAATCATGATAAACACACACGAAATATTACCTTCAGGTGAATATGATTCAGTAGCCGTAGGCATGTGCAAAGGAACGAACGAGGAGTATACAACCTCTTCGTTTAATTCAGCAGGATACTATAAATGGAGATCAAGATCTGCCACCATACAAGAGTGTCTGCCAAATTTAAACAACGAAGATAGAGAATTTCTCATCTCAGGAATATCTCCTGAAGGATGGAAAGAGCTATTCGGATAAACTAAAACAATGGAAACAATCCTTTCAAAGAAAGACAGGAAAGATCTTATGCAGCGTGTTGTAGTAATACAACGCCTTGCTAGGGATCTAACTGCAACCTACATCGACCTATCAGGTGAGAATGTAGAGATCGAAGACAACGATTTGTTGGTAACTATTAAACTCTTAAAAGATAGAATCAATGAGCTATAAAGAAACATTAAACCTACAACCATTACCAGAAGAAGTTTACGACAAGATATGGCAAGACGTATGGAATAGCGCAAGCAATGACGATACAGACGAAGACTTATGTCAAGAACACACTCGGTTATGTGTAGAATATACAAACAACTTAAATAAATAAATCATGAAAGGATTTAAAGTAGCCCAAGAAAACGAAGCAATGAGAGACTTAACAAGTCACGGATTATTCTACTGTATAACTTGCTGGGATGGAGAAATAAGACTTCAAGGTCATATAAACGATAAGACTTTAAGTATTGTAGATAAATACCTAAAAAGCAAAGGAGAAAAAGTAACCTACGACAACGAATCCAAGTGGATGAGTGCATCAACTGTAGAAGACGGAGTTCATGTAGAAATAACACTAACCCTAGAAGCATAAAAGAAAACAACATGAAAAAATCAATCAAAAACCTAGTCAACCATAACACGGGAGACCTAAAAAACTTGCGCAACTTTATGTTCGCAAAAGACTACTGGAAAGCAGTAGATAAAAATAGTCACTCCGTAGAGAGTGCTATAAACAACGCACTAGACATAGGCAGAAAGTCTGTCAAGACTACGGCTGTCATAGTCGGAACTTTAGGTACTATTATAGGCGCAGCTATAGGTACAATCTTCGAGTAGTAACCACTAAAACCCATCAAAAATGACAGTAACCATTTGGATTAAGAACAGATATGTCGTAGATTGGCACTATTATAAGAGCCATTTAGACGAAATGTTTAACGTTTGCACAAGAGAGCCAGGAAGTATGGATTACGTTCAAGTAAACATAACACCTGATCAGTACAAACAAATTCTAACGCATGAAGAAGAATCAACAGGTTAAAGAGAAAAACAAAACACTAAAAGTGTTAACAGAAATACCCAATAAACCTATCGGTTATCTCGTCAACAGAAACTCTGGAGAGATAATTCAAACAACTGATAATCAGGGTAATATAAATGTTAATAACTTTATTCTAGTGTATGGTAAGCTCGCTCCGAAATTCGGAGTAAGCGGTGAGACCTCAGAAATCAAAACCCACGCTATTCCTAAAAGGTTTTAACCTTGGAGAAGAAGAAGATCTGGCTATGTAGATACAAAGTCAGAGTGTGGAAAGAGGTTTACCACAATAAATCAAAAGGAACTAAGCTATCACATTTACACACGGACTATGCCGTTCAAGGATTACTTAAAGGTAATTGCCTTAACGACTTAAAGGATCGTGAGATAAATAAGTATGCTTATGACAACCTTATAACAGAATTCTCTGGTAAGTATTCAGCTAAGCTGGAGCTTGTCGGAGATATAGAACGGCTTTCGTCTCATGGCCGTACAAATTATGAGATATAACCAACCAAACCAACTATTATGGGATTAGACATGTATTTAAGTAAAAGAACTTATGTTCAGAACTGGAGTCACCACGAACCTAGTCAAAGACATTTAGTTGTTGTAACTAAAAACAACGAACCACAACCTCACATCAAATCCGAAAGGATAACGCATGTAGTAGAGCAGATTATGTATTGGCGTAAGTCAAACGCAATCCACCAATGGTTTGTGAATAAATGTCAAGACGGAGTAGATGCGTGTCAAGAATCTGACGTAAGCTTAGACGACCTAGAAGACCTTGCAAGTTTATGCGAGAAAGTTGTCAAAGAAAAGAATCCTGACTTGCTACCTGCATCGTCTGGCTTTTTCTTTGGATCAACGGCTCATGACGAGTATTACTACGGAGACATAGAAGAAACTGCGAGAGTAATAAGAGAAGAACTTAAGGATAATAAAGATGAATATCCTAGCTATATGTACCAGGCTTCCTGGTAGTATTAACAATCATCCAAAACAAGTAACCAAATCAACTAAATAAACAACACGATTATGAAAAACCAAGATTTAATTGCAATCGGATTAGACTTCACCGTATCAAAAAGAGAGTTATACAGAGCTGACGAAAGAGTTAGTGTAAACGAAGAAGGGCAAATAGCAACACACTCAGAGTTTGTTGAAACACCCTGGTTCGCAACGGTAAACGACTCAACAGAAGAGTCGCTCGGAGTGGTAGGTTCATCGTACCACGTAACTCAAAACGAGTCTATCATCAAAACGATAGAGGAAGTTGCGACAGAAAACAACTATACAGTCAGTCATTCAGGACCTATCAACGGAGGTAAGCAATGCTTCATCCAGCTTAGGTTAAACGACGAGGTTAAAATTGCAGACGACACCTTAGTGAAGTTTGTAATAGCAACCTGGGGGCATGACGGAAAGCATGGTGTAAGAATAGGCTTTGGCAACAAAGTGGTAAGCTGTGCTAATCAGTTCTACCAATTCCACAACCAAGCTCAATTTAAAATGCGTCACAACAGTACCATCGAAGAGCAGTTACGCAACATACCTCAAAGTATTGCAGCCAATCAGGCAGCAGAAGAGGAGATGTATACGAAATTCGAAGAATGGAGTAACATCGAGATATTCACTGACAGAAAACTAATGGACTTTAAGGATAATATGTGGAAAGACCTTTCAGGTATTGACAGAGCTATGAGTCATAGTGAGTATGCAGAACACTACTCTTCTAGAAAAATCAACGCAGCAATGGATCTTCAGTCATCTATTGTAACGGAGATGGGAGTTCACGGACAGACCATGTGGGGATTATTCAACGGAGTAACACACTTCGTAAACCACAAGAAATCAGTACCTAACCGAGCGTTCGGTAGAGACGAATCACTTATGATAGGTGGTGGCGCAAAGATGTCTAACAAAGCATTCGCTAAGATAGACGCATTTGTAGCAACACTATAATACTAACAGGGAGGACTTCGGTTCTCCCTATAACAACCAATATATGTACAAGATAGTAGCAAGTTACGAGAGCGGAGACTTCAACGAAATAGACTCTGCCGAAACACTATCTCACGCTAGAACCTTACTAGCTGAGTACCGAATGGCCTACGGCACAGGTTGGATAGTAATATTCTATAACACCTTACAAGACTAATTATGAAGAGACCATCGGACGATATACCGTACAATGATATGCGTAAGAAAATTAAGGCTAAGAAAAAGTTAGCACTTAAAGAATCTGGATACGTATACAGGAGTGCATTCGAAATGATAATGGGTTATGTACCCACTAGAATTAGAAACTAAGAGAGCAAGCTACTTGAACGCTGCAAAACAAAGCCCTATACCCTAAACTTGCTTGAGTGATTGGGTGTAGGCAAATTTAAATCATAGGGATTTAAAAGTCAGCGAAGGGTGGTACGGGATTACCACTCTTCCATGGACTAGGTATCACTAAGATAGAGATAAATTCTTGTCTCAAATATAGGAGATAATAGAGACAATATCGCATATCGGAATACGGAATATAAACTAAAACAAGACTAAGATGGAACAACCAAAAAAAGAAGGAAGCTATGTGTGTA